TGATCTGCAGCCCCCCGAACGTGAGCGCACCTGCCCCGGAAAGCCCGCGCACACCTGCGCCACTGATCTGCAGCCCCCCGAACGTGAGCGCACCTGCCCCGGAAAGCCCGCGCACACCTGCGCCACTGATCTGCAGCCCCCCGAACGTGAGCGCGCCGGATCCCGTCACCCCGCTTGCCGCGGGGGTCTCCAACGGTAGATTGGGGATCTCCGGGTCGCGCGCAGTGAGCGTCGGACCCCAGAAGCCGGAGATCGGGTGCCGCAGCTGGCTGCTGCGCCACTGCCCTCGGTTGAAGGGCGCGCTCATGGCGCCCCCTTACGCGGAGGTACTGGTCGTGACTATACGCCCAGTGTAGGTGGTGGCCGAGGTAGCCGGTTTCGTCGGCTCCAGGAACGCGAGGCACGCGTTGTCAAAAATGCGCGGGGCTTGGTCCCTGTTGGTGAGCCAATCGAAAGGCAACATGCTGTTGATAACCGGGAATGCCATGAAGCCGATAGGGTGTCCGATGCAGAAGTTGATGGCCCCAGTGGCCACCAACGCCGAGCACTGCATCTGGGTCCATTTCTCGATGCCCACGTCGCCCGATTCCAGAGGTACGAACCACGTAGACGCGGGTTGATCCAAGCGATCCACAATCGCGCCGCTGTTGCCGGTAACCGATGGCAGCGTCGAAGCTGCGGACGCCTGATCTTCGTACAGGCACACCGTCCAGTTATGCGCAGTGGCCGCAAGCGCGGTCCCACCGACTTCGATGAACCCGAAGTTGTCGCCGATGTAGTCCTCAGCGGTCGCAGTCGTGGACTGATACCGCGTTGGCACGCCAGTGACCGCTTCCGTCGCTGTGCTGTTGATAGTCTTGGCAACAGAGAACAGGCGGTCGTACAGCAGCAGCGAGTTGTTGATGACCGACGCGCTTACATCCGCCCCGACGAGGCGATTCGTCCCCGCTGCCGGGTTTGCGAACGCCAGTGCGCCCGTGTTGGAACTGACATGCGCCGTCCCGCCGGGGGCGGCCGCTCCAGCGGCGCCGGCAACGGGCTGCGTGCCAACGCGCCAGAGAGAACTGGTCACGGCTACAACCCCGGTCGGGCCCGCCTTTGCAAACGGGCGGCGCTGGCTGTAGCCCTGGCTGGCGCGACTCAGCGCATCGCTGATAGAGCTGAATCCAGCGTGGGCCATTCCATACTGCGGGCGGCCCAGCTCGCGCCAGTTGCGCTTCAGGTAATCGCGGAATGCGTCATTGGCCGAGCCAAACAGCCCGTGGTTGAACTTCCCGACGAAATCCCCCTGCGCTGTGATCCACACCGAGCCCGGCATGTCACAGATGTTGATGGGGGACCCATACCAGCCGCGCATCGTGCGCTGCAGGTGTTCCATCTTCTCCGCGCCGAGCCAGCGCTCGATACGCGCCATCGGGATCGCCTGTGTCGGCGCCCGCCCAGGTACCCCTGCGCGTATCGTGCGCTGCCACGCCTTCATGCGGGCATCGTCATGGTGAGTGAGGTCATGCTGACCGTATCGCCCGGGCTGATCGCCGTGCTCGACAGGTTGATGTCTGCGCCGCTGGTGCTGACAGTCGCGGTTATCATCACCTCCGCGTCGGAATCCTCCAGCGTCGCCTTCGTGGTCGTGCCGCCCGTAGCGCTTGCGTCCGGCGTGATAGCCCCCGCCGTGACGACCCCGGCTGCAGCTGCCCCGAAAGCCGGGTCGCTGAATACCAGCGTTGCGACTTCAACGTCGCCCGCGGTGCGGAATACAAGCTGGCCTGCGCCAGCGCCCTCGTTCATCAGGGCCGCGATGCCGTCGGCGCCTGCGTTGCGGGCTTTCGTGCTGAGAGTGGGCATGTGACTACCTTACCTTACGAAGTTTACCACCCCGCAGCAACCACCCATGGTCGGCGAGATTGGCTTCCACCTTCTTCAGTTCCCGCCGCGGCAGGTGCCTCAAGAAGTCCTCAGAAATTTTCGGCTTGCCAGTGCTGTCATACACAACTCCGGTCCCTCCTGGCGGGCGCATCGGCGTATCTGGCGGCGCGAGTGGCGCAGGGGCCTCATCCTCGGTCCTTTTGAACAGATCAGCTATCCAGCGCATCAGTGCCCCTCAATGTGTGACAAACGCTACCCATATGGTAGCCCAGCTTTTTGCCGTTGTCACTCCTGGCCCCGGGTTCTCGCTGCGCCACGGTCAGCTGTTCGGGAAAGCCGCGGCAGGCGGCGTGAAATTCGCCGTGTAGCGTGGCACCCCGATGGTGAGGCGGAAGTCGTCTATGTTCCCGAGGAATATCTGCACGTCGTTCGTGGCCCCGCCGAGATTGAACCGCCCGTTCGTGGCCGTGAGCGGGGTGTACGCAATGGTGCTCGTGATGATCGCGGTGCCGTCTAGGTACAGCTTCAGCGTCGTGCCGTTCAAGACCAGCGCCAAGTGATGGTAGACGTTCAGGGACGGCGCTCCAGCAGAATCCGCGATGGTGTACAAGCTGCCGTCCTGGTTGCTCAAAAAGACCCGGAACTTTCCGTCCCCCTGGCTGAATACCGTGATTTGGCCGCCCGGCGCGGCGTTCGCGTTGAACAGCACCGTCTGGGTGGTGAATGCCGCGCTGCGGTAGAACCACATTTCGACGCAGAAATCCGCGTTGAAATTCAGCGCGGGCCCCGTAACCTGACACGTCACCCCGACGTTCGGGCTGCGCATCAGCAGCGCAGCCGTGCCCCACTTCGGGGTGGCCGTGGACAGGATCGTGCCGGACGCGCCGCCACCAACCACCACCGTGTTCGCAGGGATGATGTCCGTGGTCGCCTGCGCGCCGTTGGCCCCGTCGAAATGCAGCAAGCTCTTGACGTAGGCAAAGTCGGGGTCTGTCGGCCCCGAGGGCGTACCGCCGCCCGTTATCCCGCCGAAGCGGATCACACCGCTCGCATCTATGGTGCCAGTCAGCCCACCGAAGGCCACGGCGCCGTCAACGATGCGCCCGAGCAGGCCGCCCAGCACGAACGTGCCGTTGGTCAGGTCGCCGGTCAGGCGCCCTACCAGGCCGCCGATGTGGATGGTTCCACTGTTGTCAATGAAGCCCACCAGCCCGCCGTATTCAAGTTCGGTTGTCATGGTCGTCAGTCCTGTGTCAGAAGTCGTTGCAGATCACCGTAGGTCATGGCCCGCGGGTTCTCGCTGCGGTCGTTCACCTCAACGGCCACCGCCTTCAGCTGCGGCAGGGAGAACTTGCTGAGCTCGATGTAGAGCTCAAGACCGGCCTTCGGGTTGGCAGCGAACAGCTGCTTGAGCGCCCAGTCGGCGTTCTCGAGGTTCCCCGCCAGCAGCTCGTTCACCAGCAGGCGGATTTTCGGGGCCGTGGTCTTCTCGCCTTCCTTCAGCACGAGCCGCAGGTTGCGCTCGCGATTCGGCGGGGCGTGGTTGGCCGGCAGGAGCTGGCCAGCCGCGTAGGCGAATTCTGACGCGCCCGCGGCTACCCGCTCCGGTTCGTCCAGGCCTAGCTCGACTCGCTCTGAGGGTGACAGTGCCATGCCGATAGCTTATCCCGGGTGGGGCTGAAATTAAATATATGGCAGCGTGCCATAGGAGCTAAAAGCTGTGCGCATTTTCCTGGAGGTACCCCTAAACGTGCGAATCGCGGGTCCCTTTTCCGGGCCCCGTACCCCCACCCCCGCCGACCGCGCCCAGCCGCGCGCCGCCAGCGTCCAGCTGACAGCTGTTGACTACGCAACGGCCGGGCTTATGGCTAATAGCGGGCAGCCTTGAGCGAGGCCACCAGCGGGGATGTCGGAAAACCTTACACTTTGAGATTGCTGTTAATTCTAGTTAATTCTAGTTAATAGCTAAGTAGTTGTTTCTACTACTAATTAACAGTATTAACAGTATTAACAGTAGAATCAGGGTTCGGCTTCCGGAAATCAGCCGGCCGAATTACCGTAATTCCCCAGAATTTCCCGCGCCGCGCTCCGCAGTCCGGACCTGAAAAGACTGTGAATGCTGATAATGCTGTTAATGCCCATCTTATCAATGACTTGCGAATTAACTAGAATTAACAGCAATCGCTGCTGTTAATGATGCATAGGCAGTTACTGCGAATAAATTGGCGCGCTGCCATAGAAATATGGATAAACAAACAGCGGCACGCTGCCATTTTCCCGCTTTAACCTAATAACTGACAATTAGTGTCAATCCCCGACCCCGAATTAGTCACTAAATGACCAAAATTGTCAGTTTTTATTACACCGCGCCTTCGCCACCCTCGCTAGGCAGCCTTCCGCGGTTGGCATGGTCCCTGCATATATCTAGGCAAGGCCGGTGAATTTCTCGCCAGCCGCATAGGAGCAAAGAGCCATGCAGACGAACATCCCCAAATCCCTCCACACTGTCACTGTCATTGTGGCTGTGGCGCGCACGATGAAAGGCGCCCCACGGCAGAACATGGCGGATTGCGCCCTTGCCGTCAGCTATGCGCTTGATGTGCTGGGATACAGCGACACGCCCGACACCTACGGCTTGGCGGACAAGGCTGCCGCCATTCTGGCGCGCGAGGTGCAGTCGTGAGCCGCAAGGATTACAACCTGATAGCGGCCACTATGGCCGCCAGTGCGCCCCCCGACATGGCAGGCGATGATATCGCCGCCGCACAATGGGCCCGCGACTGCGCCAGCCTTGCGAACGCTCTGTGGTGCGAGAATGACCGCTTCGATCGGGCCCGGTTTCTCAAGGCGTGTGGAGCGCAGCCATGAGCCGCGCGCGCCTGCCGATTCTGGAGCCGCTGCCGTCCGGTGACCGCATGCGCTCCGATTACGTCTACCTGTACCCGTTGCGGGATGGGAGCGGCCTGCACGCATTCACCGAAGCCGGAACCGGAACCGGACACATTGAATTGTTCAGCAAGCGCAAGGCCGCGCCTGCCGGCTGGCATCTGATCCGCGGCGCCTACCGTTATGAGTACGTCACGTCGCAAGGCGTGCACGATGCCCTTAGCGTCACGGTGCGGGCATGAGCCGCGCGGCCGTTGTCGCCGCCGTGCTGGCAGCGCTGACGCTGGCAAGCTGCGCCGCGAACCGAGCGGAATCCAGGTTCCAGGAAGCCAGTGCGCTCGCGTGTGCGCGTGCTTCCGTTGCTGACTTCGAATCGGAGTACGCGGGAACCGATCAAGCAATCGCCGACTGCTACACGTCGCGCGGCTTGCCACTACCGGAGGGAATCTAAATGGATCCTGTATCCTGTTTGAAAGCCGCGCGCGAGTCGCTGGAGGAGGGAAACCCGGAATTGTGCGCTGACTTCCTAGACCATTACGCCAACTGGCGCGCACGTGGTGGCTTTGAGCCACCGCGCGGCGACGATATCGCGCAAGCCTATCGGAACCGCTTGGCGCGAGGCGCCCGCTAATGGGATACGCTACGCCATGGGGTTACATCTACGGCACCGAGGGCGATCGCCAGCGGCAGCGCGACCTTAAAGCGCTGCGACAGCGCGCACAGCGCGGCGTGGATGCCTTCGGGGATCCGTGCTATTCGATCATCGTGGGCGACTTCCACATCAGCGACGCACGGCTTAGCCAGTGCGGCCGCTTCGAAGTGTCGCCGCACGTGTACGGCTTGTCGGAAGATGAGGCCACCGAATTGGACTGCTTAAACAACCGCATCAAGGGGAACCGCTAATGAATACCGAAAACCTGGCGCCTGGTGAGCGCGTCAATCCTGCCGTGTTGCAGGAACAGAGCAACGGGCAGGCGCTGCCCGTCATTGAAACCGTGTGCTGCTCGCTGCTGTCAATCGACGCGTGGCGCGATGCGGACAGCTGGACGTGGAACAATTGGTTCCACATCGGCAAGGTGCCGGTGACCATGGCGGACATGAAACCGCGCGCCTTGCTGCGCGAATTGCGGGCCCGGGGAATCCTGACGGCCGGCAGCGCGGGCCAGCTGGCGTGCGAGGATGACGGCTATAACGTGGTTGTCATCAAGCGCAGCACGCGTGAGCCGTTGCTTGCTGTGGCCTATGGCGAGGTTACGCCATGAGCGCCGCGCTAACCTTTGAAGCATCCCAGCTGCTACGCAATGGCGCAGCTGCTGCACTGGACGCGCTGCACTATGCGCAGCGACAGCGCGTGGCCGCGCTGCTGGATGCTGGCTGGACCGATGCTGACGATATCGTGCGCGACGCGCGGCGACTCTGCGGGCTGTTTGCCGAGTCGCGCGACACAGCGAACCGCATAGAGTCGCCATTTCGCCGCGACCTGGAACCAGGCCGCGAGGTGACGCCATGAACCGCACGGGCTCGGATCCCAAGCTTGCGGCCGCAATCGAAGCACGCGCCGGAGAGTATCCGGAAGATTGCGACTCCCGAGCACGGGCCGAAATCCGTATCGGTACGCTGACCATTCGGTGCCGCGCGTGCCGGCCGGCCGTCATGGCCGTTGCTGCCAAGTATCGCCGGGGAGTCTGGAGCCTGTACACCGGAGCGCTGCCCGTGCGGCCGTCGATGCGACGCCCGAAAGATTCGGACGCTGTGCTTGCGCAGCTGGCCGCTGAATGCGGCGACAACCAGGCGCTGCCAGAGTGACGCGTTAAGTCACATCCGCAACACAACACAATCAAGGTATGGCATAGTGCCGTACCATCATAGGAGCAAAGAGCCATGAGACAGAAACGCAATTTCCGAGACTTCCGCACGCTGTGGCAGGGGTTCAATGGGGAAGGCCGCGACCGCGTGCCCGTCTGGTACACCTACGGTAAGGCGCCCACGTTTCGCCATGAGCGATACGCGGATGAATGCTGGCTGCGCAGCATCCGCCACAAAGGCTGGTACCAGGACGATGATTGCATGCTCGGCGTGATTCGCGGCCGCGTGGCCTACATCGGCCGGGGATTGTGGATTGCCGGATATGAGGATACCGAGCACGGGCAAACCGTCTGGTATCCCGAGACCTACGCCAGCGACGACGAGCCGCACAGCGTTTACGACTTCCTGGAATGCGAGGCCATGCAGGCTGCCGCGCGTGCCGCTGACCATTACGCCGAGCGTGCGGCCGAAGCCGAGCGTGACTACAACCGCCATTGGAGCGAGGCGCAGACGCTGGCGGATGATATCGCCGAGCACAAGGCGAAACTCCCGCGATTGCTGGGCATGCGGAATGATCCGCGGCCGTGCTATGCGGCCGTGCGCGATGAGGTGCGCGAATTGATTGAGACGATCCGCGACTTGCGCGCCAAGTTGGCGGACGATTACAGCGATGTGGAAACCTGCTAACAACTAGGAGCAATGAACCAATGAACACGAAACAGACAATCGAAAAGGTGCGCGCCGATATCAATGCGGCGCTAGTGGATATCGCCACACGGCACAACCTCGCGCAGCTGAAGCTGGCGCCGCGCTGCACGTATGACGCGGCAGGCGCGTTTACCTTCAAGCTGGAAGGTGTGGTCGGCGGCGGCATGGACAAGGATGCATCGCGCTACGTGGACATGCAGCAGTGGGACAGCACGCTCCCGCCGCTGAACTACGTGCTGCCGTATGGCGGCCGCAAGTTCAGCATTGAGGGGTGCAATACCACGGGCAGCAAGGCGAAGGCCGTGGATCTGGCGGATGGGAAGCGCTATCTGCTGCCCATGGAATCCGTGCGCCGCAACTACGTCATCAGCAAGGGGGCCCAGTAATGGACGCACACAACCAGGCGCTGATTCATTTCGCGTCGCAAGTTCTGGACATTCTGGCGCGCGACGTGGACTGGGGGGCGGATACTCTCGGCGACATTGCGCAGGCTAGCATCGAGTCCGGGCTGGTCACGTTCGACGATGACGGGACCCTTGTCCGGAAGGTGACGCCATGACGCGCAAGGATTACATCCTGATTGCTGAAGCGCTGAAGCGTGCCAAGCCTGGATATGGCGCCGCGCTGGATGGGTGGGACGATTGCGTCCACTCGCTGTGTGCTGCGCTGGGCGAGGATAACCAACGCTTCGAGCATGCCAGGTTTCTGGAAAACTGTGGAGTGACGCCATGAGAACCGCGAAATATGTCATCTGGGCGTTCATCCTCGGCGCAGCGCTGTCGCTGCCCGCGCTGTGGATCCCGCAAGCCATTGCCAAGGTGAAGCGCCAGGCGCTGGAACGCGTCGAAGCGATCGAATATGCTGCCATTGGGCAGTGAGCCATACCAAAGGAAACCATACCAATGGACAACCACAAAGCAGCAATCCTGGGCGCGCTGGAGAACTATGCGGCGAAGCGGCCTGGGTTCGAGCCCGGTAACTACGCCACGCGCGCCGTCTATGCCAGCGAAATGCGCGCAGCTGTCCGTGACCTGCACGTCGCGCGGCGCCTCATTCGTGAGGTGGCGTTGCACGATTCGATAACCGCTGCCGACATCCTCGCCGCTGCCAAGAGCGGCCGCGTCACGCTGATACCTGGCCCCTACGGCTGCACGGTCAGCTACTGCACGGGCCAATACTTCGCGGTTGAATTCCGCCCAGCCATCGCCAGGCTGATGGCCGAAGTCTTGTGGCATTGGACGCGGGAGCACGCCATGCCCGCGCCCATGCTGCACCACAATTCCGAAACCGGCGAAACCGTGGAACGCCACAACGGGCTGCGCGCCGGTGACTGGCTGCGCCGTCACTTCCGTAAACAGTTCGGCGCCAGCATCGCGCGCCGTTTCTTCGATTGAAGGGGGCTCACATGGAAATCATCATTGCTCGAATACTGATCACCCTCACGGTTGCGTGCGCGTTCGCATTCCTGATCGCGCGCGTCATCTATGAGGGCATGAAGGGGGACGACGAATGATCCCGCCCGACTTCCCGCTGTTCGTGCTCTGGGTGTGGTTGGTGCTGGCACTGGTTGGCGCCTGGTGCATCATCTTCCTGATCTGCTACTGGTTCGGCCGGTTCATGGTATGGCTTGCCCGTCGTGGGCTGTGGGAGCGTCGCCGGGGTCAGGGGCAGCCCATGGCCACGCGTCACCGGGGGCGCGACCAATGAAACCGACATGGCCCAACGGTATGGCGGGCGCCGGGGTTCGCCGCCCGCGCCCAGCTGGTAGGCCCATCGCGGACCACCGCCGCAGCCAGGCGAGGAAAATTGCCAGCCTGCGCGCCATGCTGTACTGGGTGCGCGGCAACCGCAACAAATGGAAGGCCGAAGCAATCCGGCTGCGCGCTTTGCTGCTGAAAACCAAAAAGGAGCACAAGTAATGCGCGTCCTGGTCGCCTGTGAAGAATCCGGTACCGTGCGCGACGCGTTCCTCGATGCCGGCCATGATGCAATCAGCTGCGACCTGCAACCGGCGCGCAGCCGGCCAGAGCGCCACATGCAAGGCGACGTAATGCCGGCGCTTGACTGGGGCTGGGATCTGGTCATTGCGCATCCGCCGTGCACGCGCCTGACTAACTCCGGCGTGCGCTGGTTGGCTGAGCGCGACCTGTGGAACGACATGGAAGCCGGCGCGGCATTCTTCAATGCCTTCAAGGGCTGCGCGCCACGCGTGTGCATCGAGAATCCGATCATGCACAAGTACGCGCGCGACCTTTGCGGCCAGTGGACACAGACCGTCCAGCCGTGGCAGTTCGGCGATGAGGCGTTCAAGCGCACCGCGCTGTGGCTGGAAGGGCTGCCCCCGCTGGTGCCCACCAACGTGCTCACGCCCCCGAAGGCCGGCACCGATGAGCACAAGCGCTGGAGCAAGGTGCACCGCTGCCCGCCAGGCGCTGACCGTGCCAAGATCCGCAGCACGTTCTTTCCGGGCATCGCCCGGGCCATGGCATACCAGTGGGGGCAACTGTAATGAGCATCCGTGTCCGTTGGCATCATCCGTGGAGCCCGCAGGCCCGTGTGCTGCTGAGCACTCGCCGCGAATGGCTGGCCGAGTATTACCGCATGAACGGGGTGTCGCCCCCTGCGGCACCGCCGGCCGCTGTCATCCGGTTCCCGAAACCGCACCGCGAGGAGCTACGCGGCGATCCGGTAGCCCCATGCGCTTGACCGTATTGGCTGCCATGTGGCAAGGTGCCGTCAGACGGTACCGCCGCCTGTTCAAGTCCCGCTGGCCCCGTTGGGGCGGGCAGACCCACAAATCGTATTGGAATAACTAGGAGAGCAAATGGTCACTTCAACCGAACTGTTTCTGATCTTCGACTTCCTCAAGGCGACCGGCGTCTGGACTCTGGTAGGCGTTGGCGCCTTCCTGGCCTACCGCATCGTGCGGGACGACCGATGAGCACCAAGGAGCCCGTCGAGCGCACCTTCACGTTCACCGAGCAGGAAGTGCGCGTGCTGGCCCAAGCCGTCCACCAGTCGCGGGAGCGCGCCACGATATACGGCTACAATCCGCCGCTGGGGCTCGCCAGTGCGCTGAAGAAACTGGAGCGCCCGGCATGATAGTGAACGGCAAACACTACGCGAACATATCGTGTGCCCGTTGTGGCCACCGGCATCCGCTGCAATTCTCCTGCCAGCAAGCGCGCGAATACGCCGAAGCGGCGCCCGGGGCCGAAGTCGAGGAGCCCCGCGGCCCGCTGCTGGTAGCCGAAGATGGAAAGCTCGAAATAACCATCGGGTACCTGAGCATCCGCATGCCGCTCGAAGACTGGTACGAGGCGGGGCGCATCTATCTGGAAGAAAGACAGCGCAGGTTCTACTCGTGACCCCGCGCGTGACGACCCTCAAGCCGAAGCACAAGCCGGCCACGAACCACGCCTGGCGCCGGAAGAATCATATCTCGGCGCTGGTGCAGACCGCGAAGAAAGCAGCGCGCGGGGAGAAGCAATCAACGGGCCACTACGGGCCGAAGGTGGGGTTGTGACCGACATATCAGACGAGCGGCTGGCGGAGCTGGTGGTGTCGCAGGACGCTTTAGCCAGCATCTACTACGTCAACCGACCGCAGTTCATTGTGGATACGGTCGCCGCCCTGCGGGAACTCCAGCGCAGGCGGGCGCAGGACGCCCAACACAAAAGGGACGCAGAGCGCATGGGCAAAATGGAGTGGTACCTGTGACCTCGCAAGGCGTCGATATCAGCGAGGCTGCGGTACATCGGCTCTTAGAAGGGCTTACGAACCCGGCACGACCGGGCTTCCCGCAGACGAAAGCAGAAGCGGGAGCAGGCAGGATGATTCTCGCCCTACGCGCCGCCCTGACCGCGAGCGAGGCGAGGGTGAGGGGGTTAGAGGAAGCTGCTGACGAAGCCTTGGCGATTATCAAGACCGTAAAGCACTCGCCTCCGTTCTCAGCCCGCATCGAACGGTGCGTGTATTTGCTGAAGGCTGCGCTAGCCAAAGGGGAACAGCATGAGTGACCTGACACGCCGGCTGAGCTCCAATGCTGACTTCCTCGCGCGCAGGGGTTGGAGCAAGTCTGCCGCTCTGGAGCGTGAAGCTGCGGCAGAAATCGAACGCCTACGGGACGCCCTGACCGCAAGCGAGGCGAAACCTGTTGTTACAGACGACACATGGGAGCCGGTTCCGGGCAGCTGGTGGCCTTGACACCACGCCATAAGGCGCGCTACCGTGTCGGCCCCTGACCATCAACCACTTGGAGTAAATAGACCATGAGCGTGAAAGTGACCTTCGAATTCGAAACCGTTGCGGCTGCTGCTGCGTTCCTGCAGGACTTCGACAGCCCCATGAATGAGCAGACCGGCGCCGCCCCGGCCGGCGAGGCAGTCAAGCGTGGCCGCGGCCGTCCGCCGAAGGCTCAGGTTGAAGCCACAGCCCCGGCCCCTGCTGCCGCTGCTCCGGCGCCTGTCGCCGCCCCTGCGCCCGCTCCGGCTGCCGCGCCAGCCCCCGCTGCCACTGCCCCGGCCGTGCCGTTCTCGGCGCTGGTCGAGCCGCTGACCGCGCTGGCCGACAAGGATATTGAAGTCGCCATGGGCATTCTGGCCAAGTACGGCGTGAAGACGGCGCGCGAGCTGAAGCCCGAGCAGTTCGGATTGGTGCTGGCGGACGTGAATGCGGCGCTGAACCCGCCGGCCGCTGCCCGCCCGAGCCTGATCTGATGGCCGCCCGGGATAACGTCCCGGCGACGGCGCTGCAGGTGCAAGCCTGGAAGCGCCGCACCGGGCACAGCAACGCCACCGCGGCCGAGGCGCTGGGCATCCACCCGCGCACCTTCGCGCGGTGGTTGTCTGGCGAGTCGCCGAGCCCCAAGTGGTTGGGCCCTCGTTTCAGGGAGGATACGCAGTGAGGCTCCGCGGCCCTTCCATTCTGAAGGCTGGCCCGCACGCGTGGGCCTTCCTCCAGAAGATGCTGGCCATGCGGGGCAAGCCCCAGACCGAGCAGTTCCGCATGATGCTGGGCATGGAGTGGCGGCAGCCGAAGAAGCAGGGCAAGACCCAGGCCCAGCTGGAAAAGCAGCGCCGCCGTCGCAAGCGGCGCAGCTACACCGTTGACAAGGCCGGCGTTCGGCACTGGGGGCCACGATGAGCGACGAAGCGATAGTTGAACTGGAACACGAAATCATGCAGCTACGAGCCGAAAACGAACAGCTGCACCTGACCGTTCGAGGGCACGTTGAGGAAATCAACGCGTGGAAAGCCCGCTTCGACAAGCTGCTCCAGCTTGCGGTGCGCCTGTGAGCCCCGTCATCCAGATCCCCGAGAGCGTCCACGCCATCCTGTCGGCCAGCAAGTCGGCCACGTGGCTGGCCTGCGCCGGCGCGCTGGCCGCCGCTCAAGGCGTCCCGCCGCGCGCCACGAGCAAGTACGCGACAGAGGGCACCGCCTACCACGACGTGGCCCGCCGTGCGCTCGTGAACCACAACGATTGCGTTGCCTACGTGGGCGAGCGCTATCACGTGCAGGGCTTCGACTTCACGATTGACGAAGACAACGCGCTCGAGGCCCAGAAGTACGTCGATCTGGTGCGCAGCCTGCCGGGCCAGCGCATGATCGAAGTGGACCTGGACTATTCCGCGCTGCTCGGGCTGCCGAAGTTCCGCAAGGCGGACAACAAGCCCGTGGCTGCAGGCACGTCTGACGCCGTGGTTGTTGACTACGACAACAAGGTTGTCTACGGCGTGGACCTGAAGTTCGGCCGGGGCGACATTGTGTACGCCAAGGGGAACACCCAGCTGCGCCTGTACATGGCGGCGATCATCGCCAAGCTGCGCCTGCTCGGCATCGAAGACGACTGGCTCGCCAAGGGCATCATCGCCCAGCCGCGCGCGAATCACTTCGATGATGAGTCGATGACCGTCGGCGAGCTCATGGAATGGGTGAAGTCGATTGCCCCGCTGGCCCAGATCGCTTACGGGCTGTACGTCGAGGGTCCGAGCGCGGTGCAGCTGTCGCACCTGAACCCCGGCGACAAACAGTGCCGCTGGTGCCCGCTGTCGGGCAACTGCGCTGCCCAGACGAGCAAAATGCTCGACGCCTTCCCTGTAACGATGGAGGAAGGCGAGCTAAAAGCGTATCTGTTTGCTTTGGATGACGTACAGTTGGCCGAAGAACTGGACATCGCCGACTGGCGGGAGCATTACCTGTCAGCCGTGCGTGCCGAGGGGCTGGCCCGTGCGCTGCAGGGCCACACGCTGCCGAACTGGAAGCTGGTCGAGGGCCGGCGCGGCAACCGCAACCTGGAAGACGGCGCCCGCGTCCAGCTGGACCTGGAGGCGCTGCGCGAGATTGGCGTGGACGGCGACGAGCCCACCGCGCTGCCCGTCGAGGATGCGATCCATTTCGCCTTGGGTGACTCGGCCTACCAGCCGCGGGATCTCAAGTCGGTGTCGCAGCTGCAGAAGCCGCTCGAGAAAAAGGCCCCGCTGTTGTGGGCTGCACTGCAGGCCCATGTCACGCAGGCAGATGGCAAGCCGGCACTCGAGCGCATGGAAGATCCGCGGCCGCCGATGGCCGTGGTATCATCGGAATTCCCGTTGGCGCCCACGGCCGGCGGGCTTGTTTGAACCAGTAACCAAGAGAGGATATGACAATGGCTGAAAATCGCAATATCTCAGTGCTGCTGCCGGAAGTCCGGCTCAGCTACGCTTACCTCGCGCAGCCCTACGTGGGCCGCAACGACGATGGCAATGCCAAGTCATCGTACACCGCGCATGCGCTGTTCAAGGCCGGCTCCCCCGCTCACACCGCCATCCGCGACGCCATCCGCAAGGTTGCCGCTGCAGGCTGGGGTGCGCAGGCCGAGGCCGTGCTGCAGCAGCTGAACGGTCAGGACAAGCTGTGCCTGCACGATGGCAACATCACCAAGGGCGGTCAGGGACCGTACAAGGATATGCTGTTCGTGTCGTCTTCCAACAGCCGCCGCCCGCGCATCCTGGTGACGCGCAACGGGCAGAACGTGGATATCGGTCCCGATGACCCGATGTTCCCGTACAGCGGCTGCTGGGCCAACGTGATGGTGGATCTGTGGCCGCAGGGCGCAGACGGCAAGCCGTCGCAGTGGGGCAAGCGCATCAACGCCACGGTGACGGGAGTTCAGTTCCTGCGCCATGACGAGGCGTTCAGTGGCGGTGGCCGCGTGGCCGCGCCCGAGGAGTTCCCGCAGATGGAAACCAGCGGAGCCGATGCAGCTCCCCCGAGCGCGGCCGCTGGTGGCCTGATCTAAGTCTGTTCGGGTAGCCCCTTGTACAAACGGAGTCTGCGGCCTGATCCCCGCCGGCAACCTAGTCCTACAAGGGGCTCTTTTTAGCGCAGCAACGCGGGAAAGTTTGCATTGAACATCTACTTCGACTTCGAGACTCGAAGCCCCAACCCGATCCGCTGGGGGCTCGACAACTACATGCGCGCCGCCGAGCCGCTGATCCTCGCATGGGCGGTGGATGACGAGCCTGTGCAGGTGATCGACTACACCAAAACGCCGCACCTTGGCCTGCCATGCGCGTTTCGCGCTGCGGACGCCATCTACATAGCGCACAACGCCCAGTTCGACCGGCGCATCATTGAGCGCCTGTTCGGCGTCAACATCCCGCTGGAGCGCTACCGCTGCACCCAGGCGCAAGCCTATGCGCACGGCTTGCCCGGCTCGCTGGAGACGCTGGGCAACGTGCTCGGCATCGAGCAGAAAAAGCTCACCGGGGACGACGGCCACAAGCTGATGCTGCACTTCTGCACGCCACGCTCGATCACCAAGGGCGGCGCGGCGCTGTGGAACGAGCCGACTGATCACCCCGAGAAATGGGAAGCCTTCAAGCGCTACGCTATCCGCGACGTGGAAGCGCTGCGCCACGTCCACCGCAAGCTGCCGACCTGGAACTTCCAAGGCGTGAACCTCGACGCGTGGTTCCTCGACCAGCGCATAAACGAGCGCGGGTTCGGGTTCGACTCCGAGCTGGCCCGTGCCGCGGTGAAGCTGCTCGAGTCGGCCAAGCTGAGCCAGAAGCGCGGGGCGGCCTTCGCCACCGACGGGGCCGTGGGCAGCGTCACTCAGCGCGAGAAGCTGCTGAAGTGGTTCAACGAGTCGGGCCTTGAAATCGCCAGCATGAAGGCGTCCGATGTGCGCGAGGCGCTGGAAGATGACAGCCTCGCCCCCGCGCAGCGATACCTGCTGGAGCTGCGCCTGGAGGGCAGCAAGTCGAGCGGCGCCAAGTACAAGCGTGGGCTGGAGTGCGCCGGGGCTGACGGCCGGCTGCGCGACACCATGGTGTACAGCGGCGCCAACCGCACCGGCCGGTGGGCCGGGCGCACCTACCAGCCGCAGAACCTGCCGCGACCGAGCGGGCACTGGGAGAGCATCGACAAGGCTGACCCGTGGAAGCCCATCGAGGAAATCGCTGTGCCGGCCGTGCTGACTGGCAGCGCCCAGATCCTGCAGGACCACGGCGGCATCAACGCCGTGTGCAACGACGTGCTGCGCTCGGCCATTGTCGCTGCGCCCGGCAACGAGCTGGTGTCGGCTGACTGGGCGAACATCGAGTCGCGCTTCCTCGCGTGGTGCACCGAGAACGCATGGAAGCTGGACTACTTCCGCGCCGTGGACCGCGGCGAGGCGGCGGACAGCTACAAGGCGCTGTGGGCACTGTTCTTCGGCATGAAGGCCGAAGACGTGTCGAAGAAAGAGCGCCAGGCGGCGAAGCAGGTCGATCTGGCCTGCGGCTACCTTGGCGGCACCGGCGCGATGGTCACGATGGCGCTCGGCAACAACGTGGACCTCGAGGAGCTCATGCAGGGCGTCTGGGAGCGCGTGCCCGAGACGATCCAGCGCAAGGCCCACAAGGACTGGAAGCGCGCGTTTCTCAGCGGCGAAGACTACGGGCTCAAGCCGTGGGTGTTCAAGTCGTGCTCGGCCATCGTGAAGATGTACCGGGCAGCCAACGCCGCCGTGGGGGACGAGGGCTATCGCATTGGCAAGGTGGTGTCCGAGGCGATGCGCAGCCCGAACACCCTGTACCGGGCCGCCAAGTGCGACATCTGGTACAACGGCCACGCGCTGATCATCCAGCTGCCGAGCAAGCGCCGGCTGTTCTACTGGTCGCCCCAGATGCGCAACGAAGACGAAGTTGACATCGAGACGGGCGTGATCACCCAGCGGGAAGTGTTCTGGTACAAGGCTTCCCGCGGAAAGCAGTGGCAGTGGCTCAAGGGCTGGCCGGGGCTGTGGATCGAGAACATCTGCCAGGCCGGGTGCGCCGACGTGCTGCGGCTCGGCATGCTGGAGGTGCAGGCGTACTGCGAAGCGCACCCCGTGATAGCCGACTGGCTCCACACGCTGCCAGCCAACGCGGCGACCCCGCTCGTGCTGCACGTACACGACGAACCGACGCTGGAGCTGCCCAAGGGCATGCTGAGCCACCAGAGGCTCGAATGGCTGCTGACCGAGAACCTGTCAGCGAAACACCCATGGCTTAAAGGCTTGCCGCTCGCCGCGAGTGGGTGGACGGGCCAGAGGTACAGGAAGTGAGAGAATCCACGATCGAGAAATACCTGCGCGCCGAGATCGCCAAGCTCGGCGGCTGGATGGAAAAGCACACAAGCCCGGGGCGGCGCGGGGTGCCGGACAACATCGTCATGTGGCCCGCTGGGCACGAGAGGAACTCGCTGCAGCTGTCGGGGTACCCGACGACCTACAGCCCTACCACCGAATTTATCGAGACGAAAGCCCCCCGCGGCAAGCTCACCGTGTTGCAGGAGCGCGACCACGAGTGCCGCATGAAGATGGGCTTCTGTGTCCATGTCATCTGGAACATGAAGCAGGCCGAGGATTACTTGCGACTGAGGGGGAAGAAATGATAGGCCGCCAGACCGTCTGGGGCAGCATCGTTGAAGCCAAGGCGAACATAGCCATAGGGTTCGCGATCAACTACTTTGCCAACCTGCTTATCCTCCCGCTGTTTGGCTTTGACAGCCTTACGCCCGGAAAGAATTTCATCATTGGCCTGCTTTACACAGTGATATCTCTGGTAAGGCAGTTTGTAATTCGCCGTTGGTTCAACGGCCGCACATGGGGACACAAATGAGACTACCTACCGACGACAAGAGCCGCAAGGAACTGCCGATTTTCAAGTGGCTGACCGAATACTTTCCCGACGCCATCATTGCGTGCGTGAAGGTCAGCGTTGCTGGCAACATCCAGCACAACCCCGAGCTGGATCCGGCCGACATCAAGTGGGCGCGGGGCAAGTCCACCAACCAGATGGACACGGCGTTCCGGCATATGTGGGACCACAAGCTCGGCGTGACCCGGGATGCTGACGGCCAGTACCATCTGGCGAAGGCAGCCTGGCGCATCTTGGCCGAGCTGCAGCTGCAGATCGAGAAGGATGCCGCGAACAAGGTGCCCATGCCGGCCGGGGAAATGGCAGCCTACAGCTACGGAAAAGGGATCGGGTGTGAAATAGAATACCCTACTCCGGAGCTCGGCACGCAAGCCTACAAGGATCTGGCCGGAGCACCGAAGTACACGTGAGCCAGAAGTTCATACCTGCACCCCACCAAGTGATGGGCACCAAGTTCCTGCGGGACCACCCGCGGTGCAACCTGTGGGCGACGCCAGGAGCGCGCAAGACATCCATGGTCTACGCGCTGCTGACACAGCTGAAGATGCTGGGCAGCGCGTTCTTCCCTGCGCTGGTCATCGCCCCCAAGGCGGTGGCTGAACTGACGTGGCCAGCTGAACGCGACAAGTGGACCGCGTTCCACGGCCTGCGCATCGTGTCCCTGCTGGGCGACGAGCGCACCCGCACGGATGCGCTGCTGTCGCTGGGCGACGTGTACGTGATCAACTACGAAAATCTGCCGTGGTTGATCGCCCAGTTCGCTGGCAAGCCGTGGCCGTTCAGGATCGTCATTGCGGATGAGTCCACCAAGATCAAGTCGTTCCGCGCGCAGCAGGGCGGCAAGCGCGCCCAGGCGCTGTCCACCATCGCGCAGGCCACGGGGCGCTGGATCAACCTGACAGGCACCCCGAGCCCCAACGGCTACCAGGACATCTGGGGCCAGCAGTGGTTCATCGACTTCGGCCAGCGCCTCGGGGACAGCTACTCGAAGTACATGCGCCGCTGGTTCGTTGAGAACCCGTACACGCGCCAAGTGGAATTGCGGCACCCAAGTTGCAAGGATGAAATCGACAAGCTGCTCGCTGACTGCACACTCTCGATTCGCGCCGAAGAATGGATGAAAGTTGCCGAGCCCAACTACATCGAGCGCGAAGTCAAGCTGCCGCCCGAGGCGATGGCGCTCTACAAGCAAATGGAGCGCGATTTCTGGATCCGCATTGAACAGCTGGAAGCTCGGCACGAGGTTACAGCCGTCAACGCTGCGGCCCTTTCCACCAAGCTGCTGCAGCTGGCGTCGGGCACTGTCATCCACGATGACAAGACCGCGGTGATGGTTCACGAGGCCAAGGTGGATGCGGTTGAATCCATCATGGACGAGCTGCAGGAGCCGTTGCTTGTGGCCTACTGGTACAAGGCCGAAGTCGAGCTGCTGAAAAAGCGGTTTCCGAAGATGGTCGTGTTCAGCGGCAAGGCGGACGAGACCGCGTGGAACGAGGGCAAGATCCCGCTCATGGCGCTGCACCCGCAGTCTGCCGGCCACGGCGTGAACCTGCAGTACGGCGGCCGGGCAATGGCGCACTTCGCGCACACCTGGAATAGTGAGTACCGGCTGCAGGTGGAAGGGCGCATCAACCCGCTGCGGCAGCAAGCGGCCGGGTTCGACCGCGCCGTCATCCACTATGACATCTTGGCAGTTGGCACGCTGGACAGGGTGCTGCGGGATCGCGTAAAGTCGAAAATATCAGTCCAAGAAGCCCTCCTGCTGGCCCACGCCCGCGGACGGGACGCCACCTAGACGTACAGGAGCAAGTACGGTGTTCGAACCTGACAATGGATCATCTACCCCCTCGCGGCAGACGCAGTGGGGCGTGTTTGAGCTGACAACGGATGAGGGCGCCATCGGCATCATGTGGTTCCGTGAGCGCGCCAACGCCGTGAGCTGGGCCCGCCGCCATATGTTCCGGTCCTACGCCATTGCCCGAGCCTGGGGCGCTGTGCAGAGCCCCGACGCCCTGTGAGTCCATTCCAAGACTACATCGACCACGGCTGGCAGCTGTGCGCCATTCCTGCGGGCTCCAAGGGGCCCACCTACCACGGTTGGAACACGGCCGGCGTCCACACCCCCGGCCCCGGCGCCGGCCTCCTCCACGCGCTGAGCGGCACATGCGCCATTGACCTGGACAACCTGCAGGTCGCCCGGAAATTCCTGGCGGCCAACGGCGTGGACATTGACGCGCTGCTGGCTGCTCCCGACGCGGTGCAGATCGTCTCGGGCCGCGCCAACCGCGCGAAGCTGCTCTACGCGCTGCCCACGCCGCTGCCCTCGAGGAAGCTGGCGCCCTATGAGCACCTGGTGGACGGGAAGCAGTATCACGCGCTGGAGCTGCGCTGCGCCGCCCGCAATGGCACCAGCGTGCAGGACGTGCTCCCGCCCTCGATCCACCCGGCCACGGGCAAGCCCTACGCCTGGAAGTTCGGCCACCCGCTGATAGCCGACTGGCGCAACCTGCCACCGCTGCCGGATGCCCTCATGCTCCTGTGGGGCGGCGTCGAGGTGCACAAGGTGCAGCCGGTCGAAATGGACTGGGAGCACCCCCTGCTGGCTGCCCCGCCGGCCGCCGCAGAGCCCGATACGGCGACGCTGGCCGAGCTGCGCTACTACCTTGACTTCCATGACCCCGATAGCCCCTATGAGGAGTGGGTGGCTGTAGGAATGGCCCTACACGACGCCACGGGAGGCGGCCCAGAGGGGCTTGCGCTGTGGGACGAGTGGAGCCGCCGGGGCAGCAAGTACGGGCAGGCCAACGAGGGCCAGCTCCCCCAGTACCCCGTGGACAAGTGGCCCAGCTTCACAGCCGGTAGCGGCTACACCATCGCGTACCTGAAGTCCAAGGCCCCGGCCGCGCTCGAGAGCTTCCCGGTGCTGCCGGAGGTCGAGTTCGCCGCCACGGCCGCGCCGCTCGACACCCGTCCCGGGGCCATCGTCAAGCGGGCGCTGGAGCCGCTGGTGTTCGTCAGCAGCCAGGGGGGCTATTACGATTCCGCGCGGCGCACGTTCCTGAACCGCGAAGCCATTGATGACCTGTACACCCCGCTCATGCCCGTGCTGCAGATCGCCGGCAACAACGGCCAGGTTAAGACGCACGTCCCGGTGCCCCGCGACGAGCTGCGCCGGGCCCCGTGGAAAGAGGAAGTCTATGGGCTCGGGATGCACCCCGGTGAGGGGCGATTCTTCATCGAGAATGATGCCCGCTACCTGAATGTGTACCGGCCGCAGATGGCTGCCCCGCTGGTGCCGACGGCCCGTGAGCTGAATGCTTTCAACCTCATGTGGTCGCTGCCGGACGAGGAGATATTCCGCGACTGGCTGAAGAAATTCTTCGCCTACGTCGTGCAGCACCCCGGTGACAAGATCACCATGGCGCCGCTGCTGGTGGGCTATGAGACGGGCTCTGGCAAGAACACGATTATGAAGGTGATGCCCCAGAAGCTGTTCGGCTCCCAGCATTTCACCGTCATGGATGGCAAGGTGCTACAGAGCAGCTTTTCGGACCAGCTGGCCAACGCCTGGTGGATCTATTTCGAGGAGCTTCACTCGGGCACGGACAAGGCTGAGCGCATCGGGATGTTCAACCGGGTCAAGCCGTGGATCACCGATGACACTGTGCTCGTGCACCCGAAGGGCGGAAAGCCGTTCGATGCCCCCAACCGCATTCAGGTGCTTGGCACATCGAACTACGAAGACGACGCCCTGCACCTCGATGCCTCGGATCGCCGCTGGTGCATCGGCCACATCGAAAAGAGCTTGACCGCGGACAAGTCCGGCACGATTTACGAATTCCTGAATAGCGAACGCGCGCCTGGCGTGCTGCGGCACATTTTCATGGACGAGTCCACCACCGGGTTCAACCCGAAGGGCCGCGCACCGGAGACGAGGGCCAAGCGCGCAATGGTGCGCGTGAATTACGGCACTGCGGAGTCGGAAATCCTCGAGCTGATCGCTACGGGCGCGGCGCCGTTCGACAAGGATCTGGTGGGTGTCGCCGACCTGCTGCATTACGTGAAGCGCACCGGCATGACTGCGCAGCGCCTGGGGCGGGTCCTGCAGCGCAAGCCGTTCAGCTTCACGACCATGCCGTCAGCCTATGGCACGCGGCTGCTGGCCTGGCGCAACGCGGATCTCTGGCGGGAACTCGGCCCCTCTATACGCCGCGACTACCACGGCGGCGTGGCGGGCCGCCCGGCGGGTTGGGAATGGTCTGACGAGCTGCCGCCCGGACTCGCCGAGGCGTGTGGTCTGGCGGATTAAATACTCTGGCCTGATGTCGGATTTTGTATTGAGTAGAACGCGGGGGCTGGGATGTTCCCGAACCTTTCCGGGCCAATTATGGGCACAACTGACCCCGCAGCTACTACTTGGCCTTGGGCTTGAGGGTGGGCCCCTCCGCTCCAGTCAATAGCGGGTGCTGCAATCGTCGCCATACACTACTCCCAAAGCATCGCCAGCTTGGGCCCGGAGCTCGATGTAGATACTGGCCCTACCGGGCAGTATGAGCCCCCCGCTATGTAAGTTCGAGTAGTAGACCCCACCATAGCTACTGAAAATGTAGTGCCTTGCCCATACTCCGCATCCAAAACCCCGCACACCCCGAACAAGGGTGCGACTTGTGGAGTAATTGTCCAACATACGAACACTTGGGTGTCGCTTCCCACCAAGGTGCTGGTTGGGCTTTGCGGGGCGAAGCACAGCGCCGCGCTCGCCAACGATGTTTGTGCGGTGTAAGCCGCGGCGGTTGCTGCATACCGAAACGCTTGAACCCCAGTCAGCGTAGATACCGCCCCTTGCGCCCAGTACGCTTGCGCCCCCGTGGCCGTTATCGCCCCAGTGGAGTCGCAAGTCCTGCAAATGAAAAAATAGCCTTCTCCTGCGCCGGCTCCAATTTTCCACATTACCCCGAAAAACCCCGGAGAGCACGACCAGTAAGATGGCCGGGCCGTATCAGTGGTAGCTCCTACGTTGCCGTTGAACCGGGTCTTTGCCGAAAGCGCTGTTCCGCCAATGACGCCAGACCCGTCCGTGCTGGTGCCCGTAGTCATCCACACTGCCGGGTTGGCGGCGCTGCTACCAGTGCCGAAGCCGAAGCGGATGTAAACCGGCGCTGTGCCGTGCAGCGAGTCGTTCAGGTGATAGACCGCATACCCTTGCTCGGAATTGGTTGGGCGTGCGCCGGCCCCCGCAGTGATGTTCGTTTCATCCGCGGCCAAGTACCCGCCTGCCACCAGCACGCCGAGCTTGGTTATGAACTCATCCCGCCATTCTTGGTAGGTGGCATCACTATCGCAGCGTAGCCTAGTGTTGCTTGTAGCCGTAGTCATATCAAATCACCTTGTAGGTGTACGTGTACCACTTCGTCACGGAGCCCGTGGCGGAGGAGTAGAACTGTAGTTCGGCGCGGTTGTTTGACGCGTCGCCCTGAATGGAAGTCTCATTGTTGTTGTTTGTCGTCCCAGCCGACGCCCCAACACCCGCACAATCGTAGCTCGCCCCCAGATTGGAGGCAATCGGCAGGCTCAAGCCCACCTGGGTGAGCGTGGCGCCGCCCGCGGTCGTCGTGAAAGTGACGTAGCCCGAGACGGTCACCACATCCCCGACGCGCATGTAGTTGGCCACTGAGGGCGTCACGCCAGAGCAGTTCGACACCGCGGTGCCGGTCGGCGTGTACTGCCCCGATTCCACGCTGCCGGTGGATCCGAGCACCACCTCGGCTTCGATCGTGCTGCCATCGTAGGCCCACGTGATCGTGTCCGTGTCGGTCAGGATCCCGCCAACAGCGTCGCGCGCATCCTGGATATCGAACCCGCTCGGGGGCGAGTAGCTGATCGGGACCAGCACAAGGAAGATGCTGACAGACGTGAACGTAGAGCTGGACTCCAATTCCACCAGCAGCGTGTCGCCAGCGCCGAGCGCCGTAGTCCAGCCGGTGAGCGTGGTGTCCTGAGTCTTCACCCCGGAGCTGATCGTCGGCTTGTTGCTCGCGCAGATGCTGGCGCTGGGCGGGAAGCCGCCATAGCTCGAGCTGTAGATGTTCAGGACGCACGAGCCCGTGCCGCCTTGCGTCAGCACCACGTAGCCGGCGATCCGGCAGTCTTCGCGGATCGAGATTGGCACCTTGTTGGTCGGCACGATGATCGCGCTGCTGCCACCAGAGAACGAGGCGCCGCGGGTCTCGGGCGCGGTGTTCAGCTCTACGCCGCTGCCGGGCGTGACCACCCACTCGTTGGTGGAGGCATCCCAGGCGATGAAATCCCCATCGGTGAGCCCGGCAAGGTTCACATCGTTCAGGTCGTCGAGCGCCAGATCCCCGGGCTGCACAGCGCTGTTGGCCAGCGTCAGCGACGCCAGCACGGGGGCAGCCAGTGAGACGACCGGGTTGTCCGGGTCGCTGTCGTCAACGTCAATCTGGTTGATCGTGCCGACGACGCTGTTGACGCCCCCGCCGGCCGCAGGGGCCCAGATCGGCACGCCGCCGTACAGCGTGAGCACTTCGCCATCCACGCCGACGGGCAGGCGCTCGAGGGTCGTGGTGCTGTCCGCATAGAGGATGTCGCCAACCTCATATTCGCCGAAGCCCGTGCCGCCGCGCGTTGCAGCCAGCACGCCAGACCAGCCGAGGGTGAGCGTTGTAGCTGCCAGCAATGAGGTGGCAGCGCCGCCGCTGAGCGTCAACGTGACGTTCGTGTCATCCACATTGCTCAGCTCGGCGCCAGCCCGCCACTCAGGCAGGCCCGAGGCGCTGACGCGCAGCACGTCATCCTCGTCGCCAATCGCCATTCGCTGAACCTGCGAATCGCGGGTGAGCAGATCGCCCTTGGTCGTCAGGATGTTCTGGATCGGTACACCGCCGCCACCGCTGCTGCCGCCCGAGGACGCGACAGCGCCGCCCAGCCACTGGAGCACGGACGTGGGCGTGCCGACCTGGCCGTTGGGCAGGAAGACGTTCGTGCCCAGCGTTGCGCCCTTGGTGGCGTCAGTGTCGAGCGTGACGACTCGCTTGATGTTGTCAGCGAGCTGTATCTTTACACGGGGCACGGGTTACTGGTCCCCGAACATCACATATTCGCGCGGCGTGCCATCCAGTTCCGGGCGCAGGTCATAGCTGATTGAGCGGTTGGCGTCGCGATAGCGCGCCATCGCCGCCGCCGCGATATCCTGCGCCGTTGCTTCCGGCGGCAGCCCGAGAATCTGGCGCGCTTCCTCCAGCTGGCCGAGGTGCACGTTGGTGGTCGGATCGAACACTTCCTCCCCGATGACAGGGCCATAGGTTTCCGCCACCGGGCGGCGGTTTGACCATGTGGTGAACCCGCGCTCGTTCGGCGTACGGGGATCCACGCCCTCGGGCACGCCGCGGAACATCCGCACATCAGCCGGCGGGATCACATCCTCGCCGCCCATCGCGCGGGCCTCGAGCGCAGCCACGTCGCCAGCTGGGGGATTGATCTCGTCGGCGAACATGGAGGACTGCACCGGGCCGCCCTGCGGGCCTGGGCCGCGCGGGGCGACAGGCACCGGGAACTCATCGGCCGGGCCGAAGTCGGGGCCCAGCGGGCCGGGCGTGTCGTCTTGCAACAGGCGGAAGCCGCGCGGGTAGTCCACCAGCTCGGGCTGAGTCCACGGCACCTCGTCGCTGAGCATGGACGCGGCGAAGCCCTGCTCGGCAGGCGGGGCCTGCGGTCGGGGGTTCAAGGTGTTCGTCGCGTCCAGGCGGTTCACGTCGCGCGGCCCACGCGGGCCCGGGTTCAACTGACCGCGCGGGACACCCACGTCGAGCCCCGGATCCGGCGGAACAGCCCCCAGCTGGCCGGCGAAGTCGCCGCTGGCCGCCGCAGGGCTGACCGGCGCAACCTGGCCCGGATCTTCCCACGGCAGGACATCCGGCGCCTGCTGGAAGCCCCGCACACCAGCGCCCGGCACGTTACCCGTCATCGGGTCCACCAGCTCGAGGTTCAGCATTTCATCAGCGAAGCGGCTGCCCTGCAGATCGAACGGACCCAGCGGTGCGCTGTTCGGGGCCGGCGGCGGCACCGGCGAGCGGGCGCCAGTCGGGAACGGGGGTCCGAACGGCTCCGGGGGCGGCTGCAGCGGCGGCACCACCACGGGCGGCGGCTCACGGCGCAGGAGCCCGCTGCCTTCGCGCAGGTCGCGGTTCAGCGCCTCGACGCCCTGCCGGGCTGCGCGGTTGCCACCCAGATGGCCAATGGCCGTGCGCATCCAGCTCATCGGCTCACGGCCGAACTGGTCGAGGTACGCATCTTGGTTGTTCACAGCCTGCTTCAGCGGGGTGAAGGAGCGCGGCGCGGCAGCGGCGTCGGCCGCGATCTGAGCCAGCTCGCCGGTCAGCGGGACGCCATTCTCGGCCATGGCGACCAGCTTGGTTGCATCCAGCCAGCCGGTGCTATCCAGTGCGTCATCCAGCGTATGCAGCCGGGCGATGTTCACGCGGGCCTGCTTCAGATCCGCGATGAGCTGGGGCTGACCGAACGCAGCAGCCCGGTCGTCGATTTCATCCAGCAGCGTATCAGCAATCGCGCGCAGGTCGCCGCTCTGGATCTGCGCCGCGGCGCTGCCTTCACCGACCTGCTTTCGCAGCTTCGAGGCGTAGCCGTTGATTTCCCGCCAGCGGGTCAACAGCTCCTCCGTGGAGAGCGGCGGGGCGTTGGGGTCCATGAGCGGCATCAGGCGCGATTCCGTCACAGGGTCGCCCTTCAGGCTGGCGCCGCGCGTCTGCCACGCTTGCGTCAGCCGGTCGGCCAGGGTGTTCATCTGGGGGGCCGGCAGCGTGGCCACTTGCTTGTACGGCACCGCTTGGCGCTCGATTGCCCCTTCCAGCAGACCGGCATCGACGCGACCGTTGGGGTCAACCAGGTTGCCTTCCGGCATGTCAGCGACGGCCCGCTGAGTGGCGATGCCGGCGTTGCGGATGGGGACTTCGGAGTTCGTGACCTGCGGGCCCAGCTTGGCGCGCGTGCTGCCCCGCATGTCGGACTGAGTGACCGTGCGAGCGCTCTGCTGCGCGTCGCCGGGGACCACCGTGTAGCGCTGGGCGACATCAGCCACCGGGGACCGCGCATAGGGGTTGTGGGCCAGAGCCCCGGCGCGAGACTGGGCGCGGGCGGCACCCAGCGCGTCGCCGGCAGCCTTGCCACCAAGGAGCCAGCCGGCGCCTTCCGCAGCGGTGCCCAGCGTCTCGGCCGCGACGCCCAGCAGCGGGTACTTCTCGAGCACGGGGGAGACGTTTTTCTCCCATGACTCGACGGCCGGCAGCAGCGCCGCGCCCATCAGCTCGTCGCCGCGCTGGCTGCGCGGGGCCTGCAGGATGGTGGCGTTCTGGCGCCACTGTGACGGGTCGATGCTGGGGTCGAAATTGCGCCCGACCTGGCCGGCAACCTTGCCGAGAAAGCCCGTCGCTTGGCCAGGCAGGTTCACCGTGCTGTCGGCGATCAGGTTCGTGGCCACGGCGCCGGCGTCGGCATTGCCCTGGTTCTGGGCTTCCAGCGGATCAAGGTCCACCGTGGGCTCATTCAGCTCGGGGAAAGCGGTGATCGGTCGCGGCTTGGCGATGCGCTCTTGACGGGCAGCCTCATTCGCTGCGCGCACCCGCTGGCTGGCAGCTTCGTTCGCTGCGCGCGCCCGGCTGGGCGCGGCACCACGGCGGGGTTCGCCGCCGAAGGGTATGTCCTCCATCGGCACCGCGGTTCCGCGCAGGTCGTCCGGCAGGTCATCCATCGGGACTGGCATCACTCGTACTCCCACGTCTGGCCGCCGTCCATACTGACGATAGGCTTGCCGGACTTCGACAGTCGGCGCATCGGTTCCGCAGCAGCCGGGGCTGACGCCGCAGGGCCGGCCGGTGCAGCAGCCAGCGAAGCCGGGGGCGCCCCCGCCTGCCACGAAGCCTGCAGGGCGTTGTTTTCATCTTCGACGGTGGCGCGCATCTGCCGCAGCTTGTCCGCCAAAGAGTCGGACCTGTCCGTAACGGAGCCGACGAACGGGGTCAAGCGTGGAAATTCCTTGGCGCTGACGGCCGCGCCGGAGCGGTCATGGATTACCGCTGAGCCGATGTTCGCCACAGCGGCGCGAGCGGTCACTCCGCCCGGATCCAGCCGCTGGTTTACAACGTCGCCCATGGAGTATTTCAGGCCGAACGAATTCGGGTTGGCTTCCACGAGAGCTATGGCATTGTCGATCTGCGCCAGCAGGGCGTTGTTGCCGGACACGGCAACGCGCTGCGCTGAGCTCAAGTTGCCCGTCGTTGCCGTGGACGGCTTCTGCGGCGTGAACAGCCTGCCTCGGCTGTCCCGCTGTACCACCGTGTTGGGGGCGAAGCCGGCGGCAGCCACTTCCTCCGGCGTAAGGTCTTCGAACATGATGGTGCCAGCAACCGGCGAGCGGTTGCGCTGCCCGATCAGAGCCTCGTCGGCGCCGACCTTCATCTGCTGCGCCGGGGTCTGGAAGGTCGCGGTCGGATCCTGAGCCATGTTCACCGTCTCACCACCCACATCGTACAGCTGCGGCAGCATCTTGCCCTGCACGCCCTGCCCCGCAGCGAACTGCGCGGCCGGTGCCGCACTCTGGTCGCCAAGTATCGAGCGGTTGTCGAATTCCTGGAAGCCGAGGCGCGAGCTGGCGAAGTCGTTGGCGCCGTTGGCCACCAGCAGCATTTCCGACACCGTGGGCTGGTAGTTCGGGTTCGACACAACCTTCTGGCGCAGCGCATTGGCCTGCGAAGCCTGCAGGCGCTTTTCGCGCTCTACGCCAGCTTCCTCGAGGGTCTTGTCGCCTTGCGCGCTGCGCAGGCGGTACTCCGAGCCGGCCTTGAGCCCAGCAGCGTGCGCGCCGATCCGGTCAGGCGCAGCACCGAAGAACGCGCCAACCATGTCGGAGGCGCGAGGCGGGGGCGGGGCCGGGATCGGGTACTGCTCGAACAGGCTGTCGGCGAATTCTGCCATGTCATCCACCAATCATGTAGTTGCCGAGGCCCTGCAGGCCCTGCCCAGCGATGCTGTACAGCGGGTTTTCTTTCACCTGCCCGGCACGGAACTTCGTCATAAAATCTTGGTCCTGCGCGCGCATCTGGATCGGACGCAGCGCGTTGCCGGCGTTCGTCAACAGCTGGCCCTCACGCTGCCGCTGCAGCCCCGGGGCGCGGATGCGGGCGAACAGGTCGGCCAAGTTCTGGCCATAGCCCTGCGCGCCGGCGGTGGCATTGCGGGCGTCGCCCTGGAACTGCCGGGAAGCGGTCATCGGCCCGCGCACCCCAGGGCCACGCATGGCCGACATGAACGCGCCGCGCTCAGCGCCCGCGTCCGGCGCTGACTGGCGCAGCTTGCCAATGAAGTCGCCCATTACCCCAGCGCTTTCCTGGCCAGCGCGCTGCTGCTCGCGAGAGCCTTCGCCGAGGATGTGGTTGGTCTGGCGCGCTTTGGAAGATTGGCCAAGGGCGCCCAGAAGGGCGCCGCCAAGGCTCAGTGCTGTGCCGGTGATGGGTTCCATTACTTGACCCCCCAGTCGAGGCTCCAATCGTACATGCCCGCCGGGGCGCCGCCGCCGACCGGCGTCCCGCCGCGCATGGCGTCCATGAACGCCTGATTCTGCCCGCGCTTGGCGAACGCGCCGGCGATGCCCTGCCCCGCGCCGTACAGCGTGGAAGCCCAGTCCGGCCCATCGGCTGCACTCATGGCGTTGTTGCGCTGGGCGCTCTGGCCGATGTCGGCCACGCCGTAAGCCTGATCAATCAGCGACTGCCGGGTGCCGAAGTCCTGCGTGCGCAGGCGGTTGCCGGCGTCCTGCACCTGCCCCTCGTTACTGAGCTGGGTGCGGAACAGGTCCTCGAGGTTTCGCTTCTGGCGGCTGGCGTCCTGCGACCCGCCCGTCAGCCCAGCCTTGGCCGTGCGGAACTTTGTGCCGCGCGCCAGGTCGGTGAACCCGCGCTGCGTCTGGTCGCCCAGCTGGGAGCGCAACGCGCCCATGAAGCCCTGTGTCTGCGCCTCGCGCCGTGGGTCGTTGTACCACTGGTCGGTGGCCTGCACCAGATTCGAGGCGTTGCCCTGCCGAGCGGCCGTAGCTTCCTTTGCGGTTTTCCGCAGGGCGCCTGCGCCAGTGCTGAAATTGATGAGGCTCATATGTTCACCGATTCTAACCCGCAAAACCGATAGAGCGGGAGTCCTGAATGTAAAGGTTGAGGGCCATCCACTCCCAGCCGTCGGCTTGGCCCCCAGCGAAAGTCAGCTTCGGGGCGAAACTCACGGACGAGAGCGGGAATGGGATCGAGGTTCCTGGCAGGGTGTCCCCGTCCAGATCGTAGCCCGTCGTCAGGACTGAGGGGTCCCGCTGGTCATAGCCGAACTGGACGGTGACCTGCCCGGTCACCACGAGGTCGAAGGAATCCAGTTGCTTGTTCTGGCCAAGGTTGCCCAGATCCAGGCTGGGCCACCAGACCACGCCGTCGAAGGGCGTTCCGCTCGTGTCCCCAACCGTCGTCATGTCGTCGTTGACTGCCGCGGCATCCACGCGCCACACCTTGTGGCCCGAGGTGCGCAGGTACAGCGCCGTGTCGAGCAGCGCCGCGTCGGTGATCGACTCGGGGAACACGTAGCGGCTCCAGCTCCGGCCATCATCGTCGAACGTGCAGACGAACACTTGCGGGCCGAAGATGCCCCAGTATTGGCCCTGCGCGGGGAAGTACAGCGACAGCGGCTGGTAGGTCCCGGCGCGCATCTGGGCCTGCACCAAGGGGTCAATCGGCTGGCCGAAGTCGCCGGCCTGCAGGTTGGTCGAGCCCCCGGCAATGCTGATATTCCGGTAGCCCAGCTCCGACAGGAAGATCATGTCGTTCTTCACGGACTGCAGTGCCAGGTGGTAGGTCGAGCCCACCGGGCAGGCGTCGAGCAGCCCCATCAGCTCGGGGTCCTCGTCGATCTGCCACATCTGAAAGCCGCCGCTGTTGAACACCATGAGGTTGCCGCGGTACAGGCCGAGCGCCGCCGTCGGGTTCGCCCCGTAGGTGTTCAAGCCCGTCGGCAGGTAGCCGGCGTCATTCTCGGTAGTCCAGTCGAGCGGGTTCACCGTGGCGCTGTAGCGCACAATGTCCTCGTCAGCCGCGAATACTTTCTTGGCGCCGAGGGCAACGATCTTCGACTGTGGCGCCTGCTCGACCAAGCCAGTGGTGGCCGTCCACGAGATCGTGTTGTCGGGCGACGCTGCGCCGACCTGCTCCACCCAGTCGGGCTCGGTCGAGCCGGACTTCATGGTCGGGCGCGCGGTCCAGGTGATGACCGAGTTGACGCCGCCCAGCCACGTGACCGTGTTGTCCACTACGGTGTTGCCGGGGCCGGGCCATGTCGGCTCAGTGGCCGCCGAGACGCCGACGCCGGCCTGCACCGCTTGGTACGTCGTGAAGTCGGCTTCGACCGGACTGAGGTTCACATAGTTCCACGCGAAGGAGTCCACCGCCAGGCGGCGGGCGCTACCCGTCGCATTGCGCGAGCCCTTGAAGGCTACCTTCACCTTCGTGGCGTCCCCCGGGGTGATGTCCGACACCGTGTAGGCCCGGTAGTTCTTGGCATCGTCCGTGGAGTATTGAGTGCCCTCGGTTTCCTTCACCAGCGTGTCATAGTCGTCATACCAGAGCAGGACGAGCGTGGAGATCGTGTTCGGGTTGTTGCCACCGTTCTGGGCGCCGTAGCACGACGCCTGGATCGACTGGCCGGGGATCACCGGCACCGTGGTGGACATCTGCAGGTAACTCTCGACACCACCATCGGGCGGTTGGAAAGCCGCAAACCACGCGCCCTGGTACGGGTTGTCCGCCTTGCCCGATCCAGTCGTGTTCACGATCGTCCAGCCAGTGCCCTTCGTCCAGTTGCTGTCGCCGGACTCGAAATCCGCGTTCGGGATGGCCGAGCTGACGACCGGCGCAACCGAGCGTGGCTTCACCAGATCCCCAGGCTGATACGTCGTGCCGGGCGACCACAGCGGTATCGAGTCGGACAGGCCGAGTGCAGCCGTGGCCGCCTCAGAGAGCCCGGTCAGGCCCGTGCCGTAGCGGTCGCGCACATCCGGGGGAACCGACGGCGCGGACTCCGAAGACGCGTCGGCGGCCGGCGTGCCGGAAGCATCCGTGGCTTCGGTGGTCAGCGCGCCTTCGTTCTCATTCCAGGTGGGTTCGGTCGAGCCCGAGATCGGGACATCGCCCTGCGTCGCGGTGACTTCGAAGTAGTACCCGTTGTACACGGTCGGCAGCACCATATCGCCAACCGTATAGTTGGTCAGCGCGGTCCAGGTCTGCAGGCCCGTGACGCCAGCGTTGTTCGGGACCGCCTTGTACAGCAGTCCGTTCGGCACGGTGGGCGTCACCACGTCGCCATCGAAGTACACCTTGTCGGCTTCCCACGGGCCGCTCGAGGCCAGCCAGTAGTGGTACACCTCACCATCGCTCCACTCGGCCACCACATACAGCGCGTTCATAAACGGCTGGGCGAAGTGGATCTGGTCGAGCGTGGCCGTGCTGTCAGTGGGGTGCGAGAGCACGTTGGCCAGATAGCCGACCGGAATGTACTCCTCGAACTGGTGCGAGAACGTGTGCAGCAGACTGTCGAACGCCGTGAGCCCGCGCGTGTGCGACGGCAGCGTGGTGTCTGTGACGGTGCCCTCGCGCGGGACAACCGTCTTGGAGCCGGTGACGTAGCCGTTCACCAGATCGTACAGCTGCTCCGCCTTCGCGCCAGCCTTGACGCGCTGGCGATTGATGCCGTGCTTCTGGGCTGTGAAACTCAGTGCGCGCATCATTCACCCGGCAGCGGCAGCAGGACCGGCATGACAGCCGGGGGCAGCGGCGAGGTGCCGGGAACGTAGCGCTTGCTGCCGTGCGTGCCCGCTACCAGTTCGCCAAGGTACTCGCGGGCCTGGGCCATTACGCCGCCCGCGCTGGGCTTGCCGTAGTAGTCAAGGCAGTTGGCCAGCGCGAACAGGTACACCAGATGGCCGTCGATCGTCGGCTTGTCGGTGTCCGCCGTGAACTGCTTCAGGCCGAAGTGCCCCTTGATCCACAGCTTCCAATCGTTGCTGCTAGGCGCCGGGAACACCTCGATGCACTGGCGGATCTCGTAGCGTACCGGCATCCCGTACTGGCTGACGGTCGTGTAGAACGTCGGCGGGATCGGGGACGCCAGCGGCAGCCACGTGCCGTTCACGTCTTCGATGTAGGCACCATCGATGTTCTTGTAAGGCTCCATGTTGAAGATGCACACGACACCCGGGGAGTACGTCGCGGTTGCCGACATGCCATCGGTGAACTCTATGGCGGTGCCGCCCAGGGTTTCAGCGATGTTGCACACCGAGCCCGTTGAGCCGACTACGTAGTACCGCTGGTAGGCAGTGATCTCCGGCGGCAGGGAGCTACCGGTTATCGGCTTGAACGCAATTTGCCGATCGTCAGGAGGCGCATCCCCGGTGAAGGTGACGGTGCCGGGATCCGCAGCCGCGAGCGTTACCGTCGCGTCGGTCCAGTTCTCGTCGTTCTCCTGCATCCCGTAGAACCGCACGCCTTCCTCCATGCGCCAGCGGAAGAACCGCCGCGTGCGCAGGGCTGGGTACTTGCGGTAGATGAACTCTTGGGAATCCTGCAGGAACGTGTTGAACAACTCGGCGACGCCCGGGGGCGGGTTGCTCGCCACCGCGGCGAAGCCGGCACGCACCAGCATCCGCTGGCGGTATTCGGCCAGCGTCAGGTTGTCGTTGACATCCTCGCACTCGCAATTGAAGTTGATGGTTTCTTCCTCGTCGGGCGTAGGCTCGGTACTAGCCGGGAGCCGGAAGCTCGTCAACCCCCACGACTCGGTGAACAGGTCCCCAGGAGTGAATTCGTTCCCAATCAGCGAGAATGCCTGTACGCCCGTCACGCCGGTTATCTGCCGAGTTTCTACCCAAGCGCGGGAATCGGTAGTCGGGGCGTCTGAGTCGTCGCCCGCGGCGTAGAACTGCTCGTAGACGATGGTCAACGCCGGATCGAATTGCCACGGCAGCGTGAACCCCACTGCTAGGGCCGCGGCGAAGCCCACGGCGAGAATCATGTCCTCGGCCGACTCTGCTGCCTCGGAATTGACGTTGAGCGTCGTGGCATTGCCGTCGGTGTTCACATCCCATGTGAGGGTGCTGATGCTCGCCTCTGGGTCTACATTCACAGCCACCGTGGCGTAGAACGCGTGCGCCCGAATGCCAGCTCCGCCGAGCAGGACTTCGCAGGCGATAACCCCTGTCAGCTCATCCGGTATCGGGCAAAGCGCCAGGTACCCATAGAACGCTACGGTGCTGCCGCCCGTGGCCGCCCCAAAATACTGGGTCTGCAACTGCGCAGACAAGGCGCCAAACGTGACGCTGGTTGGGGCCTCAAGCGAAACGCCTTCGCCGGCGGGTTGGCCGCGTTTGACAGTGCCCCACAGGATAATGGCGCGGTTTGTGCCCGGAGCAAGGTCTATGTCCATAGTGAACGAGCGAGCGTCCGCGGTCCCGGTCGGGTCCACATCCACGACCTGTGCTGCTTCTACCAGTTCAACTAGAGCCATCGCATCCTCCAAAAACAATGGCCCGCACGAAGCGGGCCACTATCCGTGCTCACGCACATCCAATGTCCAACCCTGTATCAGCCGAAGGCGCCGATCAGTTCCTCAGAGCCCTTCTGCTTCCGCTTGCCACCTCGAGCTTCGGCCATGGCCCTCTCGAGATTCTTGACCCCGATCGAGCCAGCGCCGTACACACGTTCCACGAAGGACAGCGCGTTGTCGCCCGAGCCAGTGACACCGTAGAGCGCGCCCAGCCGTTGGAACTCCCCGCGGGCATCCGTTGGCCACTCACGCCCCTGGGCTTCGACAAGCTCCCCGATGGACAGCCGCTCCTCGCCATGAATGGCTTCGAGCAGTGGGACTTCCCAGTCCGCCACCAGGGAGAGAATCGAAGTCGTCTCGTCACGCAGAATGTTGACTTTTCGGAACTGCATTGGAACTCCTTAATTGCCGATGAGAGCCGCATTGGCAGCCGTGCTGACCCGGATGTACTGGTAGTCCAACGAAATGGACTGGGCCAGCGATGAGGTCAGGGTTGCCAGTGTGACCGGGGAAGTGAACGCCTCGTCCTCGGACCCCTGGATGACGAGGCCCGCGGCCCCGACCACCACGCAGTCGTAGTTGGACAGGAACGGCACGTCCTGAAGGGACAGGTCGGTGGCCGTGTTGCTGATCTGAAGTGCTCGCATGTTCGTAACTCCTGGTAGAGCTAGGGCCCCGGGGGTCGCCCGGGGCCTTTCGCTTAGTAGATCGACAGAACCGCGTTGGCGCGGCGCTTGTTGGTGGTCATGGCGTAGCTCGAGGTCAGGCCGAAGTAGTGCACGAAACGGTTGTACACCATCGGGGGCTGACGCTTCACCATCCACGAACCCTCGATCGGCCGGAGGCTGACCGTCTTCGTGTTGATGAAGTAGCAACGCTTGGCCCACGGGATGGCCGGGCTGTCCAGCGCATCCAGCGTGTCCATCACGGGATCCCACGTCAGCTGAACACCCTTGAAGTAGGTGTCCGTGACCGACGCGTCCAGCGAGACACCACCCTTGGTGTTGCCGCCGTTGAACACGTTGCGGTTGATCGTGATGCCGGCCTGCTGCCGGTACGCGTCCAGGAAGTCACTTCCGACCAGGATCACATCCGGAGTCGCGCCGCCGTAGCGGGTCGTCTCGCGCCATGCGATTTCCATTTCGTTGACCAGATCGTCCGGGTTGACGTTCGGGGCAGCGTAGTTCCTCCACCACGTGCTGGTGGTCGGGTTGATCGTGCCGACGTTCGTCTGGGCAGCCGGGTCAAGCGAGATCAGGTGATCGAGGCCCGGGGGCAGCAGCGGATCCGCAGCGTTCGAGCGGTGCAGCGCGAAATCCAGGTTCTCCTCGAAACCCGTCACCAGAGTGGCGTTGTTCTCGTCCAGCAGGTTGGTCAGCTGGATCATTTCGTTCTCGGTCGCCGTCGGGGCGCGATCCGCAACGATCTTGATGCCGTTCTGGCGCAGCTCGTCTTCGTTCAGCGCGAAGCCGTCGAACACGTTGCCCCAGGTGAACTTCGCCTGGTCGATCGTGCGCTTGCGGTTGAACGTCAGTTCGCTGTCACCGAAGTACGGCTGGAAGTTCGAATCGTTCGACTTGCGCAGCTGCTCGACAACGTACTGAAGCGAGCCGTCCCAATTCTTCTTGGACGCGGCCATCTTCTTGTAGAGGGGGTGGGCCGTGTTGATCTGGTCAACCGGCGGGCGATTGCGCAGGTAGTGGTCAAGGCTGACCAGCTGACCGGCGGAAATCTGTTCTGCATTGAAAGGCATGAGAGTTCTCCGAAAAATGAAAGGAAAGGCGTAACCTCTCCGCTCACTTCAGGGGCCCACGAACCCTTACTCTGTGCGGGTGGCTGCTGGAAGCAGCGATCATCCTACAGTGGACAGGCCCGACACTACCGCAGCCCCCGATGTGATGTCAACTCCGGCCATTGACGCCATCGCCCGGATTTGCTCGGGCGGCAAGCCAATTCGTTTGCCGACGGTGGCCGGCGAATCCCCGGCCTCGAGCCACTTGATCAGCCGCATCAAGTCGGCGTCAGCGACCCCGCGGCGTACCCCCCGGCGAGACGCGCGGATTTTCCCGATCATCTTGATAAGCCGGGCGTGCTCGGCTCGACGTTCCGCCTGGGTGTCGAGGAATCCGGCCTCCACATTGTTCCAATCCCAGCCCGTGGCGTCCACGATCGTGTCCTTATTGGCAATGTTTCTCATTTCCCTTTCGGTGACAGCGAACAGCATGCGCTCGGGCACCAGTGCGCTTTCGAAAGCCACTGCCGGGGCAATGGTGCAGGCATACCGCTGGGTGGCGGCGTCATCCTGGGCCTTGAGCTCCAGCTCAGTTAGCTGCCGAGGCAGGAACTTCTCGGCTGGGTCCCACTTCGGCCAGAGCTGGGTGAGGGGCCCGCTGACCGGGCGCACCGGGACGCCCTGCAGCATCTGCTTCAGCTTGGTGGTCTGCTTCGCGAAGTAGGCCGCCCCGCGGTCCAGGTTCGGGTTCTTCTTCCGGCTGTTGTCCGGGTGGAAGTACAGCCCATTGCTGTAGTGCTGGATCCCTATGACAACCACGGGGTTTGCTCCCAGTAGCGCTGAGTATAGGAGTCCCTTGAGGCCAGAGTTGCAGGCCAGCAGCTGCGGCGTGCGATAGTCCGCCCACCAGTGGCGGGAGAGGAGCTTCGTTGTAGGCATGAGGGCCCGCATGCGAGGTTCCTGATGGATCTGCAGCGTGCTATGGATGTCGTCATTGACACAGGCATAGTGAGGCTTCAACCCCGCATGAATGGCGTGCTCGTTGGCCGATACTATCAGGCAGCAGTCGAAGTCGAAGCCCCCGGCGCGCAGCGTCTCCAGTTCCTCGGGGACACTCGGAGCGCCGCCGACCATGAGCACGTGCCCGCTGTATTGGCCGACCAGGTTGCCGGCGAGCTGATTCACGCTCATGGCGCGCTCTTACAGATGAAAAACCCTTCTTCCCTGAATGACGGCGGGACGAAATGCCCCCCATCCCGGTGCCACTTTTTGCAATTCACGCACTGGCGTTCCGGGCCCACCTTGCGCATCAGCGCATGGTAGTTGTTTGCATTTTGCATCCGCTGCTTTTTGTTGCTCACAGGATTTTGTACTCGGGGCCGTAGTTGTGCTTCGACAGACAGCCTTTCGTCTTCTGTATCGTCGTGAACGTGTCATGCGCCTCGATGGGCCACGGGTAGTATTCTGCGATCTGGAATCGCTGCGGGCAGATGAACTTGTCCACCGGGATAGCACCCTTGCGCTTGGCCATGCTGATGAGCGCCATCGCCCCGGCCGGGGTGAGGTAGTACCCATGCGCGCCGGGGATCTTGTCCCCTGTCGAGAACAACGGGTAGAACCCGGGGTTCAACGGCTTGCGCAGCTTGCCGAAGCTGGGCTTGCCAAGGTTGATGATGTCGCCCTTACCCTCGAGATCGGGGATCGGCGCCACGACGACAGCATCATGCTCCATGATGATGGCCGGGCCGTTCTGGGCAATGAGCTTCCAGATGCGGTACTGGGCAATGAAGTTGCCCATCGCCGCGGCGGTATTCGACCACGTTTCGTCGAACTTGCCCACCTTCAGCCCTTCCACCTCCAGCTCGTGCGCCGCGTCGTCGCGCCACACGCCGGGGAATTTCTCCGGGGCCAGGTCATGGGCGAGCGCCGACTGGTAGGCGCGCTCGGCTACCTCCATGGAGTCGGCGAGTTCGAACAACGTGATGATGCAGGCTTTCATGCGATTCTCCGGGCTACCCACACGTGATCGCGCCAGTGCTTGCCGCGACCCTCCTCGGTGCCTTCCTTGTCTATGAAATCTTCGATCGTTTGGAAGCCGCCGACTTCGGCGCTGATGAACTTGAACGCATCGTCCATGAAGCGCCAGCCATCCTGTGCATCATGCCGCCGCCCTTGCGACGGGACAATGATGGCAAGGCAGCAGTACATCTTCAGGACGCGCTTCATTTCGGCCACGGCGCGGAACGGGTTCTGGCAGTGCTCTAGCATCTGCCCAGACACCACGAGATCGAAGCTCTCGTCCTCGGCAGGGATGGTGAACGGATCCGGCTTCACGACATCCACGCTGGGGTGGGGAACTATGTCATAGGTGACATACTTACCCCGCGGGCGCTGGATCATGTCGGCGAACACGTGGCGGTAGCTCTTGGCCGGGTTGCTGGCCAGGCCGCCGTCGTCACAGATTACCTGTGTCACACGGTCATAGAGGTAGCCGAGGTGTTTGGCCTTCATGGCCGCCATCAGCCGCATGGAATCGGGGTGCATCAGTAGCCTCCACTCGTTGATTGTGTCTGCCGTGCCTCGGTCACGAAGGGGTACACCTCCATGAGATCCGGCACCAGCTGGCGGCACAGCGTGGCGTCGTTCGGCCAGACGCCGTTGTCATGGTACAGCTGCATGCACCGTGCTGCCGCCTCGGGGGAAATGACGTAGGCCGAGTTGCCAGCCAGGCCATCGGGGCGGCCGTCGGCAAACACCGCTGTCTTGGGCCACACCCCGGGTCCTCGCTCGGCGATGTGATTACTCCACCAATCCCCGCGCGGGGTGGCGCCCTTGGGGTCGTTCAGCATCACAGCACCGAAGGTTGGCATCAGCTCTGGCAGCGGGTTGATGAACACCGCGTCGTGCTCGAGGATGATGATTGGTGCGCCTTCGATCTGGCACAGCCGCCACAGCAGGAAGTGGCTCAACGAGCACCCGATGCGGGCGCCCATGTTCTTGGTCCGGTAGGCTGTTCGAACCAGCCCCGTGCGGGCGCACTTGCTGCTGCCCGACCAAGGCCAGCTCCAGATGAGCCCCATTTCGTCCAGCAGGTCCTGCGCCTCGTCCTGCGTCACCCCGCCGAAGCGCTGTACGTCAACGCCGTATGCGGCTCCGCTCTTGACGCAGCGCTCGGCGCATTCCTCGGAGTATGAGTTGCCGGGGATGTAAATGACGTAGGCGTTCACGCCAGCCCCGCGATGATGTCGGGGATCTCGGCGCCCCCGCGTGGCATCTTCGAGGCCAGCGCGAAATGGACGAAGTACGGATTCAGGTGCAGCGCGGTCGGCACCACGTAATCGTACATGCAATTCCACCGCCAATCGAGCTGGCGCTGGTGCATGTTCTCCGATGCCACCCAGGTGTTCAGCAGCGTCTGGTCGGTGCTCCAGCGGTACTTGCCCTCACCGTTGACATAAGGCTCGAACTCGGGGCGCTCGATGAACTGCTTCGGCGTCTGCCCGTTGAGGTAGGTCAGCACATTGGCGCTCCAGACCGTGACCCCCATGTTGTAGAATCGACGGTTCTTGTCGCCGTACTGGTCGGCGGCATAGTTGCGCACCTTGCGCTCGTATTTCTCCTGCAGAGGCAGATCCTGCTCCACCACCCCAGCGAAGTCGAAGACCTCGGCCAACGGGAAGATGTCCGGCGCGGTCTCGCGCACGTACACGTCGGCATCCAGGATGCAGACCTGATCGTACTCGCCGAGGTACGAAAAGCCGTGCTCTTTCTCGAAGATCGGCAGGTAGCCGAGGCGCAGGGCGTTCTCGGAGCGCTGGGACTTCTTCGGCACGATGCGCAGCATCGGCTCAGTCAGGCGCAGGTAGTGGGCCCCGATCCGGTCAGCGTAGCGCTGGGCCGAGTTCATGCACGGGTGGTAAAACCACGGCACCTCGCCGACGGCAACCTGGAAGATCAGACGGCGCATAGTTTGGGTATCCATATGTGGTCATCTTGCACGGCCTCGGGCTTCGGCTTGCCGTGGAAGGCGACGATGTGGGGCTCGCTGAGCCAGTTCTTGTCCAGACGCAGGCGGCGCCGAGCGCTCCACTTCGTGGGCAGCCCGCGGTCGCGGATGTCATATTTGTAGCTCAGCGCGAACTTCGGGAAGTAGTGTTGGAATTTGGCGATCGGGGTCTTCGAGCGCGCGAGGATCGTTTCATTGATGAAATCCTGGTCGCCCCACTTGTGGGAGAACGTGAACTCCTTCATGTAACGCAGCGGGGCCGCCCTGAACGTGTCGTAGATAAACCGGCAGTCAGAGTTCCACGACATGATGCTCGAGTTGACCCCGTGCCGGCGCGTCATGTGCGCCGAGATCAGGAAGTCGTGCCCGGTGAACAGCATCGGCGATACGTCGCCAATGACCACCGTGTCGAGATCCACGTAGGCCGCGCTTTGAAACTCGCGGAATATCTCCAGCTTGCTCCACCAGCCGGGGAGGTTGTCCTGCAGCGGGATCACTTCGACACCGGGGATGTCCAGATCGCTCATGCACACGAAGCGGTGCGGCACCGGCATCTGCGCGGCGAACTGGTCCCGCAGCCACTGCACGTGCCGGGGCTCGTACCCCGTGGTGTATTCCTTTTCAGCCCACGGCTTGAACACCCCGGACTTCAGGACGCATACGATGGTTTTCATCGCACGAATTCGGCGATCCTGCGCATCCACCCCTTGGCGAACGTCGCTTGGGAGGGGTTGTTGGTGATGATCTCCCCGTAGAACTCAATGCGCCGCCGGAGCAGGCGCTTGTACACCACGTCGGGATCACTCGATTGGATCGCGTCTATCCAGCCCTGGACGCGCTTGGTGCCGTGCTGGACCGCGCTGTCCACTATCAGGTCCAGCAATTTCTGTGCCCCGGCGAACCGCTCGAAGGGCGCGACGTACTTGGCCTCGTAGATCTCGACGGCCTCCTGTCGCTTCAGGTTCTGCACGTCGGAGATCGACGCCGGCCACCCACGCCACGCGGAGAGCGTGGCTTGGGTGATGCCGTAGTTCGTCGGGCCGCCGCGGTCAGCTGGGTTGTTGACGTAGCCGCCCTCGCGATCGAGGATGCTGTCAATCAAACTCATCGGTCGATCCCGCGCTTCTGCAGGATCATGTTCAGCGAGTCGCGTGTCTCACGTTCCCACGCGGCTTGATGAGCCTCCAATTTCTTGAACTGCTCGTCATCCCGCGCCTGATGCTCCCTGCACCACTGCGAAATCCAGTGAATGTCGCGCTTAACCATCGCGACACCTACGATGACAGCGGCCCAATTGCCGGCCATCGCAAGCCAGAACATCGGGGGCAATACTTCCATCATACCCCCCTGATGGCGGCCGAAACCGCTTCCAACGAGGACGCGGCCGGGCGAGTCGTCTGCCCCGCGGGCTGCTTCGCGCGCAGCGGCGCCGGGGAGGCGGCGGCAGCTGGCTTGGCCGCCGGAGCCGCGATCTTGACGTTCCGATAACCCTCGGCGAACGCGCCCGCCCACTGAGACGGCGGCATCGACTTGAGGCGGGCCACGAAGCCCGCGTCACTGCGAAGGGCAGCAACCTTGGCCTTGTAGTTCGGATCCGTTGCTTCGAGGGTGGCTTCCACGGCGCGAACCTGCGCCTGGCCCGCCTGCGCCTCGCGCTGCTGCGCCTGCGTCTGCTGGCTGCGCTGCGTCTGGACTTCCTGGTGGCGCTGCGTAGCGTCCCGCAGGCGGCGGCTGTTGGCCACTTCCTCGGCCCACTTGCGCAGCGACGGGTTCTTCCCGACCTCCAGCTGCAGATCTTCGAAGCCCTGCAACGGGTCCGCGCCCGGGGGCACAACGCCGAGGCGCTGCGCCAACTCGGCGCCGACGCTCTGCAGGTATTTCAATGCCTGCTGCTGGTCGGACAGGTTCTGGCTGTTGAGCAGCTTCAGCAGCGTCATGGATTCACGGAACTGGTCCGGCGTGGCGCCGGACTCGCGAATGGGGGCCATGACCATTTCAAAATCATCGCGGACAGCAGCGACCTCGGCATCCTTGGCCTTGACCGTCTCGACCAGCGTGGTGATGCGCTCGCGCGTCGCCGGCTTTGCGTTCTCGGGAATCGGGTCATTGATCGGGTCAATGACCTTCGGCACTTCGGGCTTGGCCGCTTCGACCGGCTTGGCCGCTTCGGCGGGTTTCTCGCCGTCGGCCTTCGGCTCAGCCGCGATGAACTTGCCATCCGGGCCGCGCATGCGGCCGTCAGCGTCCAGCTGGGGCGTTGTGGCCTCGGCCGGATCCGCACCAATGATGTCGGGCTTGGCAGCCTCAACGGGCGCTTCCTGCGCAACAACCTCGGGCGTCTCCGGCGTCTCGGTGACGACGGGGGCTTCCGCGGGCGCGGTGCCATTGATAGCAGCAGTCATCGCTTCAATCGGTGTAGACATAAATCCTCACGTGGGGCCAAAGAACCCTTCGGCTTTCGCCTCGGGGATGAGGGCCGGGGGCCCTGGAGTCGGAGCGGGGGTGGCGACGCCGGGAGGCGCAGCCTCGGGCGGTGCTCCACCGGGTGGGGCAGCGCCGGGGGTCATGCCGGGCATCATGGGCGGCATCGGGACCGTTGGCATGGCCGGCAGGAAGCGGCTCACGTCGGTCTCGTCGCCGAATCGCCGCATCGTCTCGCGGATCTGCTCGGAGAGCGCGACTGCCAGCGGGAGGGTCTGCGGGTTCTGCTGCAGCTCGAAGATCAGCTGCACGGTTTCCTTCAGCTGCGGCAGGATGACGCCCCACGCCTCGCGGTCGTTGGCGTTCTTCGGCTTTCCGGTCGTGCCGGCAGCGATGTCCACTTCCACCAGCTGCATCAGGTCCTCGAGCGGCATGCCGTGCGGCCAGAACACCGCGGGGCCGGCGATCTGGGCTGCAACGCTCTGCGGGATCTTCTGCAAGGCCACCTCGGCGGTGTACTGCGCCAGATCCGTCAGCACCGTCTCGATCACGTCGCGCGCCGTCTCCGTGCGCGAGTTGAAGCCCGACTGCTGGATCTGCGCCTGCGTCGCGGTGACGCCGGACGCGGTGGCAGCCTGGTTGGCTTCCTGGATGCCGGCGGTGCGCTCGATGTCCATGACGATCGGAGTCGTGTCATACAGGCGCAGGTCAATGTTCGGCACCGGCTTGGCAGCGAACAGCTTGGTGAAATCGGTGCCCGGCACGGTTGCGCGCAGCGGCGTGATCTCGGCAATGACGCCCTCGCCGAGCTTCTGCAGTTCCTCGTCGCTCAGCGCCGAGGCATCCACGATGTTGCCCGGGATCGACCGGCGGCGCGTCAGGCGCAGGTTGCTGCGCACGCTGGCGTACTCGTCCTGCAGCTTCGACAGGCGCGAGGACAGCGACTGCGGGCAGCGTGAGCCGTCCACTTCGTACAGCGAGAAATAGAAGTACGGGTACCAGCGGCTGGATGCGAAGCTGGGCTGGTACGGCTTGCGCGCCCACACCCGCACGCCCTTGATGGCCGTGTAGACGTGGTTATCAAGCTTGTTCCACTTTTCCAGCACCAGCGCCAGCGGGCGGGCGCCGTCTTCCGGGTTTATCGAGGTGTACTGCTCGCTGGAAATGTCACCCTTCGGGTACATCCGCGCGATCATTTCCCCTTCCATCGCCTGACCCTCGCCCTTGTTGGCGTTGGCCGGGGTCTTGCGGTAGAACTTGTCCGCGCCCTTCAGGTCTTCTTCGGTCAGGTCTGGGAACTTTTCCCGCAGCTGGTCGTGCGGGAAGTACATCAGCTCGGTGAGGCTGTCCGCGTCGAGGTATTCCTCGAGCAGTTCAACATCCGTGCCAACCTGCATGTTCTCCGGCTTCACTACGTCAAAGGTGAGGCCGTAGCAAACATCCACCTCGAGGCGCCCGGACAGCGCCGCCATGGCGGTTTCCAGATTGGCCTTCTGCACCGTCAGGTCATCCGCGCTGGCGGTCTGGCCGTCCAACGTCTGCCCGGACTCAATGGCTTCGATCTGCGCCGCTACGGAAGCCAAATTGGCCTGCAGCGTGTTGTATTCGTTCTGCGCCAGCGGGTCCGGCTCCCTGTTCGTGACCGGAAGCACCTTCAGCCAGCCGTGGCTGGAGGACAGCACCGAGCGCAGCACGCGGCGCATACGGGGCTTGAGCTTGCCTTTCTTCCACAGGCGGGAGCCGACGATCTCGATGCTCTTGGCCAGATCCTGGTTCTGCTGGCGCTCGGGCTGCGGCGGCGCAACGCCCGTCACCGGGTCCGGCGGCGGGTCAACTTGGGCGGCCGGGCGCGCGCTCATGTCCGGGTCGCGCGCGTACAGCGTGGCCACCAGCACGTCGATAGCCGAGCCCACCAGGTTGGTGCTTACGGCCCAGTTGGCCTGCGTTTCGCCGCTCGCGTAGTTGCGATCCTTGCGAATCTGGTCGCGGATGGGCCTGTCGAATTTCTGATCGTCGTCGAATTGCTTGAAAAATGCACGGACTAGGGTTTCTTCCTGCAGCCGGGCTTGCTTTTCGTCCTCGGGCAGCCCGACGGCGGCAATTTCCTGGGCAACGACATCGACGGGGGTGCTGATCTCAGACGCCATGGGTATCTTCCTCGCCGGTCGTGGCCAACGGGTCGCGGAACGCCGCTGTCAAGACCATCAGGCCATCAAAGGTTTCATGCCATAGGGTGGCCAGCTCGTCACTGGGGTTGCGCCCGTGCAAAACCTCCCAAATGGCAGTCCCAAACACCAACGCAAGCCAGAACACCGAGATGTAGGCCACGAAGATGATGAGGGCGAGTCGAATGGCGAGGATTCTCATTCTGGGAAGCATACTTTTACGCATGTCAAGTGTCAAAAGTAGCGCACCTTGTCGGCCTTGGGGCGCTCGTGGGTGAGCCACTTGACCGAAAACGGCTTCATTGGTTTCTCGGGTGGCACAATTCGCGCCTCCCGGGTGATCGGGAACTGGTCTATAGCCCGCCCGACGAGCCCGCACACGTCCGCGGCGTCGTCATAGCGCCCGGCGGGCAGTGCAGCGATCTGCGCCACCACGCGGCGGCTGTTGGCGTTGTCCCGAAAGTGCACGGTGCCCGCGTTGCAGCGCGCGATGAACGCCTGGCACTTGGCCAACTTGTCGCTCATCGAGGTGAGCGTGCGCCGGTCAGTGAAAACCTGACGCTCGCGCATCCGCATGTTCATCAGCGGGCCCATTGACTTGTCAATGACGCCGCCTTCGTTGAACCACATCGGTATTTTCCAGCGGGCGACCATATCCAGCGTCTGTTCGGTGCTTTTCCCGGTGTCGCTCTGCTCGCTCCACCAGTCCACTTCCCATAGGTCGCCTTTCGTGTCGATCCCGAACACGCCTAGCTCGGTGAAATCGTTCTTGCCGGCGCTCACGGCGTAGTCGCCCGCGCCGACGAAGGACAGGATCGGCGGCTGGGTGCCGGGCTTGTAGTAGTCAATGGCCTTCTCGTCGAGCCTGCCGCCCCCCTGGGGCGTCGGGCGCTGCTGGTAGAGGCTTGACCACGTGCGCGCCGATTCGGGCCCTGTGGCCTCCTCGAACTGCTTCCAGTGCGTCGTCGGGAACCACTCCGGCCAGATGTATTCCCCGGGCTTGCGGCCCAGCGGGTCATCATCGCGCTCGCACTTCGCCGGCAGGTTCAGCACCTCCCAGTCGAGGCCGTCGCGCCCTTTCACCATGCCACTGCGGCCATCGTAGTCTTCGGGCAGGATCGAGCCGGCCAGGTCCTGCTCAGACCATCGGGTCAGGATCATTATGAGCCAGCCGCCGGGCAGCATGCGGGTCAGCACGTCGTCGTGGTAGGCGTTGAGCGTGCGGGCGCGCTGCAGCTCCGAGTCCGCTTCCTCGCGGCCTGCTACCGGGTCGTCAATGACGATGCCCGAGGCGCGGCGCGAGGTGACCGAGCCGAGCAAGCCCAGCGCGGCCAGCTCGGAGCCGTTGGACATGGCCCACTCGCCGGCCGCGTCCTTCATCAGCTTCGGCTGCTCGGGCCACATGATCTGGTACTCGGGTTGCTGCACCACGTTCTGCGCCAGGCGCGACTGGCGCTCGGCCACCTCGCTGGCGTAGGACAGCAGCAGGATGCGGCTGCCGGGCTTGCGCCCCATTTCCCACGGCACGGCAACGGCGTCCATCAGCGTCGATTTGGCGCTGCCTGGCGGGGCCTGAATGATCGCGCGCCCGCTCGTGCGGTTCATCGTGCGCTGGGCCACCTCGAGGATCTTGGAGAAATGCACCGGCATCAGAGACGCGGCAGGGCCCAGCAGATCCTCGTCGGGGTTCAACGCGGGCGTGGGCGAGCGCGGCACGTCGATGTTCAGCATGAAGCTGTGCAGGCTCGTCTGGCAGCGCAGGCGCCGCAGCAACTCGCGGGCGACGCGCTTGCGTTCGCTGCTCACTGCGGAGCTGCCAGCTTTTCCCAGCGATCCATCAGGGAGTTGAAGGCTGCGGCGTTGAGGTCGGCTCGCTTGGCGAACTCGGCTGCAAGCTCTTGTAGAACAACATCAGCTGGTCTTGGCTCTCCACCTTCAACCGGCTGGGCAGGTCCAGCGGGGGCTGCGGGAAGTCGCATCGTACTGACTTGCGTGCAGACGCGCACGCCGGCAGAAAGGCGGCGCAGCTCATCAGCAACACCAGCAATGGAAGTCGTTTGTGCATCGTACTGCTCCTTGGCGGCCTGCATTATGCGGGCCTCGCGGTCCTTGGCGTCAACTCGCTCGTCGGCCAGCGCCTTCTCGAAGTTGGACAGATTCAACTCCGCCTTCAGCGTGGCGCGCTGGTAGATGGCGCGTGTCACGAGGAACGTCGGCACGGAGCCTACTGCCGCCCCGGCAAGAAACGCGCCCAGCAGCCACGGCCAGAAGTTCATGGCAAACGTGCGCGCGGTTCCTGCCAGGGACAGGATGTTCATTTCGGCACACTCACCCAGTCAACGCTGGCGACAGCTTTCTTCGATTTCTCGCAATAGATCGGCGCATCGAACGTGATGCCGTGGTCCGGGTGCGTGACGAAGAAGTTCTGGCTCGGGGGCTCGAAGCCGAAGTTGTTGTCGGCGGCGTACTCGTCATACCCCTTCAGGCTGCCGTTGCCGCGCAGGCGCGCGGTGATCATGCGCTTGTGGAAGTGGCCGAACTCCATCACGTCATAGTCTTGGCCGACGGCCGCGTTGCGTGTGTTCTTTTTCTGCTCGCCGCGGGTCACAGGGCCGAGCGGGCCAATGATGCCGTCTCCACCACGGAACTGGTCCCCGTGGGTAAGCAGGTATCGCGTACCGTATATCCGGTATAGAGCGTCCGAGCCATCGGGGATGTAGAACGTGACGCGCTTATCGTCCTCAAAAGCCGCCGCAAGGAACTGGTAGAGGAGCCAACCGAACGAGGTGTGGTTGCGGTCTTTTGACCAGATTTTCTTGGTGTCACGGTCGTGGTTTCCTGAGACGCAGGGGAGGAACACGTTGCCGAACGTGTCAGCCATCAGCCGGATGGCCGGCACGAGCTGCCGGTACAGATCCAGCAGCGTGGGCATCGTGTTCAGCTCGTTCGATGCAGCCAGCTCGTCGTGGATGTTGCCCGAGATCATGTCGCCGCCGAGCGGGAGCACGATGCCGGGGTACTTCATGTCGGGCGACAGGATCCGGCACAGGTCGATCGTCGTCTCGATCGTGGCCTTGAGGCGCTTGCGTGCGATGGCCAGGTTGTAGGCGTTGACACCGCCGATCTGCTCGGGTCGCACGCTCTCGCCCCAGTGCAGGTCGGACAGCATGAGCTTCGGTACGCCGGGGGCCTTGGCCGCCTTGGGGGCTGATACCCACTTCGGCAGATCCAGCGTGGCAACCTCGAGCTTCGCCGTGCCGATGTACTCGCGCAGCGCCTCGGCCGTGTCGGCAGTGGTGCGCGCGTCAGCCAGCTCGCGACGCAAGTCCGCGATGACGGTCTGCGAATCGTGCAGTTTCTTGAAGTCAGACAGCCCTTTCTTGGCCATGATCAGCTCCTGGCCTTGGCGGCCACTTTCTTGTCAGCAAACCACACCTTGCGACCGTTGCCGCTGGTGCTGCGACCAATGTCCTTGACGACTACCACGTGCTCCTCGAAGCCGGAGCGGTACAGCCCCATGTCGGACTGCGAAATCATGGCGCGCTTGATGAATTCGCCTTCGTACTCCCACGCCTCCGGGCCTTCCTTCGCCAGCGCAGCGAGCGCGGCGCGGATCTTGTCGGGGATGACCACCGAGCGGTCGAACTTCGAGCGGAAATCAGCCAGCGTCTTCGTCGTCTTCGAGGGCATCAGTTTCTCCTAGTGCTTCGGCATAGAACGGGCCCGATGTGTACGGGTCGATTTCAGCTGCCACCTGGACAGCCTTGAGCGCGTCAGCGCCCATGTGCATGGCACCGAGCGCGGCCTTGGAGCCGGACCCGATGGCATAGAACGGCTCGCAGACCTTCTCCCCGACGCAATACGCGTCGTACTCGTACAGTCCATGCTTGAACCACACGAGGCACGTGAAGTCCGGCGGGTCGTAGGCAAAAATCTCGGGGGCTTCCTTCTCGGTGCCGTCGAACCACTTGACGAACAGGTTCGCGGCCGAGGCGTCGCCCTGGGTGGCGATGATCACTTCTTCCGCATCGCCGTCCACGACGACGATCTTGCGGAACAGCTTGGTCGCACACTTGTGCTTGCGATGGCCACTGGCTTCACCTTCGTAGGTGACCTGACTGTCAGCGGCTATGCGCCGGCCATCCCAAGCAATTGTCGTCAAGGTTTTCTCCGTACAGCAAGGAACGTGCCTACGTAGGCGCCGGCAACAGCGAAAAACAGCAGGCGCTTGTCTTGCGTGTATCCCATGACGACCACGCCGCTCATGGCGATGATCGCTGCGGCCCACATCGAGGCCCAGTGCGCCCGGCGGGCTACGGCGTCGATCGTGTATCGGGCGTAGGCGATGTCGGACAGGACCATAGCTACGAAGACTAGAAGCGCTGCCCACCAATTCATTCGGGCATCCTGCCACGGGTGCCCGTGGGGGTCAACCCCTGCCGCGGTTCGGGTTTCGCCGGGTCCAGCTGTCATCCTCATCGTCATCCCGGCCATAGTCGCGCCCGCCGTGGTCGTTGCGCCGGTCGTCCCGGCCCTTCTGCCACGTACCCGCGGCGATGTACGCCCCGGTGGTCAGGGTCACAATCGTCACGTAGGAGCCCGCGTCCAGGCGGCCGCACCAGAGCAGCGCCGTGTTCACGATGGCGTTGCCAATGGTCAGCAGGAAGCGGCGGCCCCCGAACGCTTCCACCCACGCCTTGGTGGCTTCTGGGGTCAGGGCCATCTGCTCAAGCGCCTATATCGTTTATGGTGAGCCGCCCGGCAGCGTCTATGCCAACGCCCTCCACCCAGCGCACGGGCGTCAAGTCAGACACTGCCAACTCGCCCAGATCGGTGACCGGCAGCCCGGCCAAGGCGCCCACCGGGTCCCCGTCTGGCCAGATCAGCTGCACACCATCCGCCCGAAAAGCGAAGCCGTCCTTGTACGCTACGGTCGCGGGCCACACGGTGACGTACCGCTGCCCGAAGGGGCCGTGCGCGATGCCCATGATGTACACCTCGTTGCCGGGCAGAGGTTCCCATGGTTCCAGGTACAGCACCATCATGCGCCCCAAAGAGTCATACGCGGTGCCGTTCCTATACTGGTAAACGTCAGGCGGAGGCGCGACGCCACCACTTACCTGGAAGGCCGAGAAAACCAGTGTGCCGGCGCCAGTGACGCCCGCGGCTACCCCGCCCGCGCCGGCCACCTGCAGCGCGGGCAGCAGAATGGCGCCCACGCCCACCGAGGTCTTTACGCCAGTGCCGTTGATCTGCAGCGCGCCGAGCACCAATGAGCCCGTGCCTGCTGCGCCCCGCGCGCCCACACCACTTAGCTGCAGCGCCCCGAACGTGAGCGTCCCGGCCCCTACTGCCCCCTTCGCTCCGGCGCCGCTGATCTGCAGCCCCCCGAACGTGAGCGCACCTGCCCCGGAAAGCCCGCTCACACCTGCGCCACTCAT